ATGAGAAGCTATCAGGCGATCACCACCAAATATTTCGGCGCTTCCAATTCCAAAGGCTCGCGGATCAAGGCGAGCGCGGCGGCGGGCAGCATCACGCTCCATCTCGACAACGCGCTGAGCATCGAGGCCAATCATGCCAAGGCAGCGCGGGCCCTCGCCGAGAAACTCGGCTGGCGCGGTGCTTGGGCTATGGGCGGGATGCCCGATGACCAGGGCTACTGTTTCGTATGCTCCGATATCGGAGCCGCGCCCGCCTTCATCACCGAGGGCGCTGATCGATGACCGAGCAAGAGATCATCACCGCCCGCATCGCTGAGATGACGCACCAGTTTCGCGATCTGCAGGCCGCAATCCGGCAGCTGGAGATCAGGCGAGCGTCGCTCGCTTTGCATTCCTACCGCCAAACCGAGCGAGCTGCCTCGCATTAGCTGCGAGCCGCTCCCTCCCGCCCCCGCCACCGAAAGGTCGCGGGGTTAGGCGGTCAGAACGCCCCGCATTCCGCGCGGCCTTCTGAAAAAGGAAAAACTGCAAATGACTACCAAGAAAATCCACCCCGCCGATGTCGCCGATCTCGCGCTCATCCCGGCTTGCAAGAAATTCACCGCGACGATCCTGAAGAACAACAAGCCGCAGACCACCGAGCATGACTCGCTCGCTGCTGCGCGGATCGAAGCGGCGAGGCTGAACGCTACCGCGAACAATAGCCGCAAGGCGCTGGTGTACGCGATCACCGCCGAGGGCCGCGCGATCCTCGTGCCCGCATTGTATGGCCGCACGCCAGCCGATGCAGGCAGCGAAGCAGCGAAGGCCGATGATAAGGCGCGCGATGCGGCGAAAGCTGCGAAGCCAGCCGAGGCCGCCAAGGCAGAGAAGCAGGCCAAGCCAGCGAAGAAGGCCAAGGCCGCCAAGCCAGCCAAGAAGGCGAAGCCCGAGGGCAAGTCGAAGGTCGAGATCGTGATCGCGATGCTGCTCCGCAAGAAGCCAGTAACGCGCGCCGATATCGCCGAGGCGGTTGCATGGCCTTCGATCAACATCAAGGCGATCTGCACTCGCAAGGGGATGAAGCTGAAGCAGGCCGCTGACGGCACGCTCTCTGCCTCGGCTCCGAAATAACCCATCGATCAGGGCGGCCTCGCAAGGGCCGCCCGCAATGGCTTTCAAAGGATCATCATCATGACAAAATATCTGACCGAGTTTTCCGACTTCCCGGCCGCCGATATGCGCCGCAAGGCTTCGAGGACTCATCATGGCACAATGATAGCTGCCCGAACTTCACCAGCGCCGAGCTGGGCCTGCGCATCTGGATTGACTACTTCGATCCAGCGAAGCGCGAGATCAGCGCGGGCGGCTCACGCTTCACGCTGGAGCCCGCCGATAATCTCGATGACATCACCGATCCGATCTGCACCGATGACTGGGCGGTGATCCTCGCGGCCGTTGAAGAAGAGCGCGCCGAGATCACCGCTTGCCTCGCCGAGTTGTAGAAGGCCGAAGGCGCGGCCCTGCATTGGCAGCTCGACAACAAGAAGTTCGCGGTGCTGGAGAAGCGCGGCTTGATCAAAAGCGAGGGCGATCTGCTGATTCATCCGAAGGCCCGCAAGGTGAGCGAGCTGGCCTTCACGATGCAGCAGCCGAAGGATATGCGCGTGCTCTACATGGGCGACAACGAAGGCCCTGCCATCATGATGCTGTTGATCGCAAACTTCAATGCGGGCCGCAGCTGGTATGGCCACGACAGCGAGGAAACTCTGCGGCTGGAGATGGAGTCGCGCGGCTGGTGCGAAGGCCTGCACAGCAATGGCCACTACCTCGTTCTCGATCTGGAGCACGCGCATCTGATGCCGCACCCGGATCATCCCCGCAACGAAACCGAGAAGTAAAAGGAACGCTTCCAATGTCAAAGCGAGCATTCATTCCCGCGCTGATCGCCTGCACTTTCTTCGCGGTCATCGCCGCCGAAACCATCGCGCTGGCGAGCGGCCTGCAGTTCGGCCACTTCGCCTTCTGGATCATCGGCTTCGCGATCAGCGCCTTCCTGTACCTGCTGCCGAGCTATGTAGCTTGGCGGCGCGATCATCATGCGCTGCTGGCGATCTTCATCGCCAACCTGTTTCTCGGCTGGTCCTTCATCGGCTGGGTGGCTTCGCTTATCTGGAGCTGCACCCCGGTGAAGCCGCCGCGCCAGCTCTCCCTGATGGAGCGCGCCCTGATCGAGCGCAACATCGCCGACCATCTCTATCTTTGAAAAAGGAAACCATCACCCATGACGATTCAAAATCCAAAGCCATCGGACGGGAAACGGATACACGGCGTGTACTGGCTCCACCTCCCAGAGCACACCGATCCCTTTACGCAAGGCTATGTCGGTATCACCCATCGTAAGAGCCGCCAGAAGGAGCACAGGGACAGCAGGCGCATTCCGTCCGGTTTCATCTTCACGGTTCTAGCCGAGAATCTCACGCGCTTTGAGGCTGCGACGATGGAGTGGGAGCATCGCAAGGAACGCAACATCGGCTGGAACACCAAGAAGGGCGGCGGCAAATTTATCCGCGCTCTAATGGCGAGCGGAGCATCACCCAATGTCTAACCTGATCTTCAAAGCCGCCGATGTGCTGCGCGTAGTCGAGCACACGCTCGCTGCGCCGAAGCAGTGCGCGGCCTTCACCGGCCCGGTCACCGAGCCCTCGATCTTGCTGGTGCATGACGAGGGCGTCTATCTGATGAGCAATGGCGAGCCGCGCGATATCGCGGAAGGCGAGCGCTCCTATGTAGCCCACGCGCTGGGCTGCAATCCGAAGATCGACAGCGATTGGTACGACACCAGCCGCGATTTGGTTGGCGACGATGACTTCGGCGAGGCCCTGCTATGGGCCGCCGAGATCAAGCAGCAGATCGAGCAAGGCGCGCAAGAGATCATCATCACCCTAACCGCCGACTCGCTGGAGCTGCAGCAGCTTCCTAGCCGCAAGCATTGAGGAGCATCACCATGCCGCAGAACATCACCAACAAGGACTGCATCGGCGAAGTGAAGAAGCGCGAAAAGATTTACGACGCGGAATGCTCGGGCCTGTACGTCAGCCTGAGCCCCACCGCGCCGCCGACCTTCTCGCTCAAATACACTTGCCGGATCACCAAGCAGCGCGCCACCCAATGGCTGGGCATCTATCAGAAAGGGGGTGAAGGCAGCCCAGCGCGCGACGTAGCCTATTGGCGCAGGGAAGCCATGAAGCTGAAGATCAGGATCGGCAACGGCGAGGACATCGCGCAGGCCGCGCGGCAGGCGCATGACCGGCAGGCCAAGCAGCAGCTGACGGTCGGCCAGCTGATCGATCAGCGCATTGCATGGATCAGCGAGGAGATCGAGGTGCGCCGCCATACCGAGGACGGCGTCATCATCAAGAGAAAGCCGCGCATGAAAGACTGGTCGAACATGGCCAGCCATCTCAATCGCTTCGTGCGGCCTCGGCTCGGCTCGATGGTGGCGCGCGAGGTTACCAACGATGATATCGCGCAGCTGCAGGCCGACATCCTCGCGGGCACGCTGATCATCCGGAAGGGCAAGGCCGCCAAGAAGGGCTCGGTCTCCAGCGCGCGGCATATGCGTAAGGCTGTCTCGGGGCTGTTCAACTGGGCGGCTGAAGCTGGCCGCAAGTATGTCAGCACCAGCCCCTGCGTGAATTTGCCGCCGCTGCCGCAGGAGGAGCCGCGCAAGCGCAAGCTGAGCCCTGACGAGATCAGGATTCTCTGGCATGGCCTGGACCGACCGGACATGCCGATTGATCGCCGCATCTGCCTCGCGCTGAAGTTCGCGCTGGCCTCGATGCTGCGCTCGGTCGAGATGCTGCACATCCATCGCGATGAGCTGGGCCGCGATGGCTTGGCCAGCAAGCTGCCGCTGGTGGTGATCCCCGAGGAGCGCGTGAAGAAGGGCCGCGAAATACATCAGCCGCTGAGCGATCTGGCGGTCGAGATCGCGAAGGAAGCGATGGGCAATTACCCATGGCTGTTCGCGGGCCGCTTCGGCACCGAGCCGCTGAACCGCAAGGCGATGGCCTGCGCGCTGCGCGGCAAGACCAAGCTGGTAAAGGGAAAGGTGGTGATCCAGAGCGAAGGCATCTGCCGCATGCTCGGGCTGAAGCCCTTCACGCCGCATGATCTGCGGCGCACCGCTGCCAGCCTGATGGGCAACATCAAGGTGCCGCGCTCGATTATCTCGCTCTGTCTCGACCACACTATCAAGAGCGACGAGCATGGCGATGTCTCGCCGATCACCGGCAAGCATTACGATCAGGACCCCCGCATCGCCGAGAAGCGCGAGGCCTTGCAGCTGCTCGCCGATGAGATCAGGCGCATCGTCGCCGAGCCCGTGCAGGCGCAAGAGGAGATGAAGCGCGCGGCCTGAGCGAATATGCGGAAAGTGACATAGCTAAAAACGTTAGCTGATAAGGCCTCGCTCCGGTTGATCCGGGGCGAGTTATTTGTTGGCATCGGGTTCTGCAGCGAGGTGCGAGAATGCACCCGATGCTGCAGCCGATTTTTCCGATCAAGCTGGCCATCGCTTCAGGAGCCCTGTGGTGCGCGTGGACGGTCGCCGCTGTTCTTGTACATACCGGCCAAATTTCCTCACCAGCGCCTGCGGCTGCTGATCCGCCGCCGCCAATTCCGGTGCTGGCTCGCTCGGATCGCCTGCCGCTGCCGCAGGCCTTCGATGATCGCTGGCGGGCTCCAGCCCCAGCTGTGCAGCATGCGATCATGGCTGAAGAGCCCCAGATCAAGCCAGATAAGGCCAGTGGGCCTCGCTTGAAGCCAAGGCATGCCAAGCGCCATCAGATCGCGTAGCGCCCGAGATAGGCCAAAACCTGTTCTGGTCCGCCGAAGGGACGCTTGGCATAGACGACCCACTCGAGCTTGCGGAGGGCGTTGAGATGGTGGTCGAATGCCGCCGGTTCGGCGAGGTGACCAAGGTGGCCGAAGAACTGAAGCTTGGTGCTACGAACGCCGCCTGCAGGCGCTCCAGGAATAGCCGACGATACAATCGTGACAGGACACGAACGGGAAGGAAGAAGCCGGGGCGACGATGGACCCAGCTTCCATCAGGGGCGATCCCGCCCGCCCGGCACGAGGCAATGTGCATGCGGATGATGCGTCAGGGTCTGGCCCCAGGTATGGAGAATCGCGATCATCCCGGTCTCGGCACCGAGATGCTTCGGGTCGGCGCTGATGAGACGTATCGTCTCGGCTGCCGTTTTGAGCAGGATGTCGTAGACCACCGCCTTGTTCTGCAGCGCGATGGCGGCCACGGGCGCCGGCACGGTGAAGATGACGTGGAAATAGGGGACCGGCAGCAGGTCGGATTGGCGATCAGCGAGCCATTGGGCGCGTGCGAGGGCTTGGCACTTTGGACAGTGCCGATCGCGACAGCTGTTGTAGGCCACGCGAACCAGGCCGCAGTCGTCGCACCGCTCGACATGGCCCCCGAGCGCTGTTGTGCGGCACGCCTCGATGGCCGCCATCACACGGCGCTGGTCGGATGAAAGCCGAGAGTCCTGCGCGGCACGAAACGCGGCGCCGTGGCGGCGGAAGATGTCCGCCACCTCAAGCACGGGGCGCATATGCGCAGCTCAGTCGGGTGGGATCACCGTGATGGAGAGCCCATCGAACGGGCTGGTTGTGCGGGCGAGCAGATTGGTCGCAACCTGTGCGTAGCGCGCGGTCGATCCGAGGTCGGTATGTCCGAGCAACACCTGAATGATGCGGATGTCGATCCCGCTTTCCAGAAGATGGGTCGCAAACGAGTGCCGGAGAGTGTGGACAGTGATCGGCTTGGCAATCCGAGCGCGGCGGCGGGCGGCCCGGCAGGCTTGGCCTCAGAGACCTCCATGCCGCCGAATTTGGCCTTCCAATTGTAGATCGTCGCCTCGGAGATTCCATGCTTGCGAGCCAGGTCGGCCGTCTTTGCGCCAGCCTCATGCTCCTTCAGCACCGCGATAATCTGCTCTTCCGTAAACCTTGCTCGCTTCTTCTGTCCGTCCTTCGTCAGGCCGGACTCTAACTCCATCTGGAGGAAATACGCAGTGGCAGGTCACGACCTGGTGCTACGTTTCGGGCAGCAGATGTCGGTGAAGGTTGTCGCCCTGACCGACAGCCTCCGCCCCCCGGGCTTAATCGGCAGATGCGCAAGGCGATCGATCGACAGCGCCTCTACGAGGCGTCGGCCGAGGTCCAGGGCATCAAATGCGCCAACCTCGTCAGCAACAGAGGTTGTTTAGTCAAGCGCATGCAACAGCTCGTCGGAGTCCTGAAGGTGCTCATGGCCTCCAGTTCGAGGAGCGAAAGGGGCGGACCTTCATCAATGCAAATAATCCTTCACGAAAAGCAAAATGGCGTTCTCGATCTGCTCGTCGTCAACCGATCGCAATTCGAATTGCTTTGCGCGCGATTCGAGGTTCCGTTGATCTTCGTAATGCACTTTTAACACCCCATTTACGGTTGCCTTGAAGATGCACCGAGATGCGTTGGCTGTTTTTTGAGGATCACTTGTATACAAGCAACGAGTGCCTACATAGCCGAAAGTCGCCTTTTCGGTTTTGGCGTAGAGCTTCCGTCCGCCCTTCATGGCGTCATTTAGCTAGCAACGCACCTTCCACCTTCGAATCTGGTGGCCGGGAGAGCGCTGAAGCAGCGCACAAGCATAGCACGCGACCAAGCTAGTGGGCCTGTGCGGCGCGACACTTTAGGGTATACGGTTAGCCCGATGAGTTGTGCAAAGACCCATTCTTTTGTGACCAGCCATGGCGCGCCATTACAACGAGCAATTTCGTCAGCTCTGGATCGACGCGGGATACAGTAAGCACGCCGGGAGCGCTGCTGTTGTCCCGCCTCCGCCAATAGAGTATCGGCGAGTCTACTATTTGACCTCAGCCGAATATGGGCTGAGCAACATTGTCTTTGGCCGAATCAAGGTCTCACGACTATCGACGCTCAATGATCCATTTGAGGTACTGTGTCATGGTGCTTTGGGCCACGTTGTGAAGCGGCAGCTTCTCGACCTGAAAGATCGGCTCGACGCGACATTAGGGTTGATATGCTTCAGCACTGATTGGACTGATCCCGCACTCTGGGCGCATTACGGTGATCGCAATCGAGGCATTTGTCTCGGAGTTGATATCCCGAGGGGGATGCTGCGGCAGATTGACTACATGACGGATCGGCTTCAAGGGAAAATCAACTCCGCTCATTTGGCGAGCCCAAGCGAAGCTCTCATCGATCAATTGCTGACGACGAAATTCTCAAGTTGGAAATACGAGGATGAATTTCGCCGGATCGTAGCGCTTTCCGATGCGAAACAGGAAGGACATCTGCATTTTCTTGATTTCGACAAAAATCTGCGCCTCGCTCAAGTAATTGTTGGACAAACCTGCCACCTAAACTGGGAAAAGGTCAAAGAGACGACCAAGAAAATGTATCCGAGCGCTGACGTTTGCAAGGCGCAACGATCGCGCCGACTTCCAGAAGATGGTTGATGCGCGGATCGAAGAAACACTTACCCTCGAATACAAGGCATCGCCCGCGCTATCGCGAAACAGTAAGGACGTACACGAGCTGTGCAAAGATGTGTCAGCTATGGCCAACTCGGCCGGAGGGCAGATCGTTTATGGAATTGAAGAGGACAAGAAGACCTGCAAGCCAGCCAAGGTCGATGATGGTGTGGTGGATGACAAGATCACGCGAGAGTGGATTATCCAAATCCTGAACTCCAAAATCCAGCCTCGCATTGACCGCGTGAGCGTTCAGCGGATTCCGTTGAGCGACAAAGGCCACGGATTTGTCGTTTCCGTCGAGCCGACCTTGACCGGCCCTCACCAAGCCCCGGACAAGAAATACTACAAGCGCTTTGAACTCCATGCCGTGCCGATGGAGGATTATGAAATACGAGACGTCCTCCGGAGGTCCACTATGCCTGACCTTGCGCGTGCGCTTCACGCTGAGCTGGCCGATCTAGTCGCGAGATGCTGCTTCGATTCGGAGAACAAGTGGCGTCAGTATTGGCCAGCGAGTGCGCAAGGCACTACCTTGGAAAAACATGAACTGCGGAGCTTTGCACCGGCAGAACCAACGATATTTGCCAACGCCTCGGGCGAGCTGGGGTTACTGGGCAAAGATGCCCCGTTGCGTCTGGTTCAATTCTATAACAGCTTAGCTGCGCTGCGACGGGATATCCGCGACATTGCCGATGGTCTAACTGGCAACCCGGCAAACGCGAGGCTCGTTCGGCAGGTCGCGCAACGCTTCCTTTTCACCCTTCAACCCGGGCTTGACGCCCTTCGCGCGCTGGAACATTTGGTACCGGATGCGGAGAAGGTCGAGGAAGCCGCGATTAAACCTTACGACGCCACTCGCCAGATTGGACCGGCGCCCGATGGGACTCTTCAGGATCGTATCCATCAACTTCTGCGATAGAAAGAACTTCCAATCTTTGCGCCGATGAGTCTCTTCGAGATAACCATTACGTCCCGTGCTGGTACCACCGTCTCGACCGCGTTCGACCAGCTTGCGGCACACGGCCGAGCTTGACTGTGCCTATTTATTGAGGGAGGAGCGATGGCTGATTTGCCGACGTTATCAGTCATCCTCCGGTATCGTTTTCAAAACGGCCTCGGCGTTTTCTGGTACTGTCTTAAATAGTGTTTGGAGGTCACTCAAGCCCAACACCGGAGCGGAACGCATTTGATCCTTTGCAGTAGCCTTCGAAACGTCGATCTCGTTGAAGCGGGCCTCCATCTTTCTGAAATGGGCGTAGCAGCCAATATCGATCGCAAATGCTTGGAAGTTTCCTGTCTGTGATTTGTGCGTGAGAGCGCTTCCGGCTTGATGGATGATGCGATAGTCAACGAGGCGGCTGAAAAGCGTTCTCCAGTTCTCGTCCTGCTGGAGCAGTTGCTCGGGTATTAGAAAGATGTTCGTTTTTTTTGCTAAGCAGAACTCCCTTAAAACATAGATACCGGCAATCAAGACGTTTTGTTCGTCGATTTGCGAATCTTGCTTTAGCTCCTCAATTCGCCGCTCCAGATTCGATCTACTGAGAACGCGCACCTCGTCTTTTCCAACTCACTATTCAACGCATTCTCATTAGCAGTCGTCTGTCTGATATCTTCCTCTTGAACATCTGGTGACTGGTGCATCGTCGCCAGTTTGGCGCGGATACTCTTGATGATTTCCTTGGTTCTCCTCTTCCTACCGAACCAACCGGAAAGATGGGAATCGATTTCTTCGAACAAGGACGACAGGATTTCGATCAGGACATTTGGAAATGTGTGCTGTTTGAAATCCTCACAATTCAGATAGATTGCTTTGATCTCTGGCGGAAGCTGCTTCGCAGAATCATGAAGCAATAGCGTCTTTCCACAACCGCGCCGAGCAAAGACGGTGTGATTTTGCCTTGCGCTAATATCCTCCATCGCGTGCCCGACGTTAATGTAAGTAATGGCCTCGTGCCCCAACTGGACACGTAAACCCTCAGTTATCAGCTGACGCAATTTAGCGAGCTTCTTTTGGTCAACCACTAGACCCCCCACCGACATTCCATTGCTGGTTGTAAGATGGCGGAATTGTCCGCGATCGTCGAGAGAAACGTTGCGCGAACTCATTACACTTTCCTCTAGCCCGCCTTATTCGTCAGAGTGCGCCTGAGAGGCTGGCGAGCGTGGTGTAAAGCGCTAATGCGGCGTAGGATTTGGTTGCAAAGCCAACCCCATCACCTTCAGCCGCGAACACCACGCCCGCCATGACCGACGATACGATTCCGCCCTTCTCGTTTCCAGCCGTTCACGCCAAGAAAGTCACAGCCGCCTTCGATGGCGGTCGGCTGGCCTCGAACGGGGGCGTGATGCTTCTGGCGATGGCCGAGCGGCGTCTCGGCTTGGCCGACAATCTGGCCCGGGTGTTCCCGGATCGGCGCGATCCGACGCGGGTCGTGCACAGCCTTGTCGATATGTTCCGCGCGCGCATGTTCGCGATCTGCTGCGGCTACGAGGACGCCGACGACCTCGATCATCTGCGGTCCGATCCCGCATTCAAGCTGGCCTGCGGACGGCTGCCGGACACGGGTCGCGATCTGTGTTCCCAACCGACGCTGTCGCGGCTGGAGAATGCTCCGCGCCTGCGCGACGTGATCCGACTGACCTACACTTTGGTCGACGCATGGATGGATAGCTACCCGCGCGAGCCGGCATCCGTCACGCTCGACATCGATGATACCTGCGATGTCGTCCACGGCCATCAGCAGCTCTCGCTGTTCAACGCTCATTATGACGAACGCTGCTTCCTGCCGATCCACGTCTACGACACGGAGAAGAGCCGGCCCGTGGCGGTCGTGCTGCGGCCCGGCAAGACGCCGGGCGGCGTCGAGGTGCGTGCCCATCTGCGCCGCCTGATACGGCATATCCGGACGCGGTGGCACAACACGCGAATTACATTCCGTGGCGACAGGCGCTATGCTCGGCCGGAGGCAATGGCGTGGTGCGAGACCAACGGCATCGACTACATCTTCGGTCTGTCCGGCACCAAGCCGCTCGCCAGAAAAGTCGACGAGGCCGCCGACGACATCCGCACGCGACGCGCCATCGAGAACCTGCCGGGTCTGCGTGGCTATACCGAGACGCGCCACAAGGCAAAGTCCTGAGATCGCGAACGACGCACCGTCGCCCGTATTGAGGCGACGATGCTCGGCCTCGACATCCGTTTCGTCGTCACCAGCCTCGATGTCGGCTCGGCCGAGTGGATCTACGACAGCCGGCGGGCCTTTTCCTGTTTGAGCGCTCCCCTCAGCGCCACCAAGCATTATTCAGCTTGGGGGCGTTGTTTGATTCGGTGGCCTATTTCGCGTCTGCGAGTGGCAAATAGAAAATCCCAGCGCTCCGGCGTGAAGGCGCTGGGACTTTAAGGGTGAATGGAACGGGGCTGGGAAAAGTTCATCCACCCGATTGTCCAATTTCCCTGACCCGGATTCGTTCCTGCACAGTGGCCTGTTTTGATTTGGCGAGTGGGACGCTATTCGTTCTTTCCAAATCAACGAGTGGCGCGACAAAGGATTCAGCGTTCACCCCATGAAATGGGACGGGATAACGATAGCCGGTTGCGCCTCAATCGCACTTTCCGTGCTGATCCTAATTGTCATCTTTACGATGTAGTCGAGCGCTCCCCTGCAAGAGAGGAAAAGTGAGCAATTTTGCTCAGACCCCACGATGAGGATATGCAATTCGTGCCTTACCGGGGTTTTGCAAACCCACCCGGGGCGGGAAGCCGCCGCCCGCGATACATTTAAGCGGGCGGCGTTTTTATGTGAAGCGAGGCCGCCTCAGTTGGGTAGTGGGGGCGGTCATTCCGCAGCCTTCTTCGCTAGTTCCAGTCCTTGCTCACGCCCCTCGGAGATGCCTCGGGCGATTGCACTTATGATGCGGTTCGGGCTCGCCCCGCCCATCCCTTGGAAGGGCCGCAAGGCGTTATGAATCTCCCGGGCGCGCATCAAATCTGCTTCTGTGACGTTCGGCTTTGACATGATCGAAAGATGCGCCGTTGGTAGTCAACATTCCAGCCCAGAACCCCGCCACAATTTCGGGAAGCCCGTTCCATTGCAGGCCGGGCAGATACATCCTTTGATCTTCGGCTGCAGTTGAAGTTTTCCGGCCGCCTCAGTTGGGTGGCACTATTTGTCAGGCGCGATCACCGCAGGCAGCGGCTGCGTAGGCAGGATATCCGTATCGGTCTGGCGCCCACGCGACAAAGCCAACGCGAACGCCAATACGACTGCTGTTATGATGATCGCCCCACGCATACGAACGTCTTTGTTCCCTCCGGGCAATATGCACAATCTGACAGAAGTCGAAGGCCGCCCCAGTTGGCGGCCTTTTTCCACGGTATCAGGCTTGGTTCAATTTTTCCCAATTTGAATCCGGGAACGCCCCAATTCGCTAACGACACGTCAATTTCTTTTGGCACGTGAGCAATATTGACCAGCCTTGGAACGTCGGCTGTTCCAACCTCCGGCCATCACCGCCCTGTAACGGCGTCTGCCGGTGACTGAGAGCGTTCGCGCTCCCCGCCCAGAGACAAGGGAGCGTGGCATGATCGAACAACCCCATTACGATTCATATTCAATCCCAGCACGCGTCAGTCTTGGCATCGCTATTTTCGGCGGCACTCTGCTTATCGCGGTGATGCTTACGGGTGCCTTCATCGTGCACTGAGGCCGCCGCAGTTGGCGACCTCTTTTACAATCAGACAACCGCCGCGCCGCGTGCTTTGTCCGCCAGTGAAAGAGTCTACACGATGCAACGCAGCGATCAGTGGACCGAGTTAGTTTCATGCCCGAACTGTGGAATGTCAGGGGCTGCCCGTCTTTCGAAGGCCAAAAAGGGAGCCTTTGATTATAGGGTGGAGGCCATTCCTGCGGGCTTTAAAGTGAGTCGCTTGGAATTCGGTAACACCTTCTTCTGTGGGGCATGCGATCAACCGGCGCGTACCCAGATAACAAAGCAATGAGGCCGCCTCAGTTGCGCCACTGAGAGCATCCCCGGCCCCGCGCTGGATGAGGCCACGGGGCCGGGAGCCAGCGGACCGGGAGAAAGGAAAACCGAAACCCCCGGTCCTATCCGATCAGAGATCAGTACGGGGACATGCCATGATCCATCGCGAAGCCGTGCCTGTCGGGCACACCTCACCCTACAAGCGCATCGAGATCGCGCACCTTGGACGTAAGACCATCATCACATCAGACGAGCTGGCAATCTCGGGTGATCGCCTGCCTGATCTTGCCGCGTATCGATACGATGAAGACTTGCGCGCCTATCTGCTCAAGGCCCGATACGGCTGAGCATCGGCTGCATAGACATTGAGGGCATTACGCAAAAGGTTCTTCCGGAGGCCCCCCGGCTTGAACGGGTCGTAGTTTGGGGGAGATGATCCCCGATCCCGCCCAAAAGAGCTGTCTTAAAAAACGGGACCGGAGACCATGCCCTTGTCCGTCCCCCGCCCCGGAAAGGTTTCGGGGTGCGAACGATGCGGCCGATCATGCTCTATACCCCGGCCGCACATTGGTTAGAGCGAGCCGGGACCGGGGTCACGTTCGCTCAATTGGATCGGGCGGCCCTCAGTGGCCCGCCCGTTGCGCGCGATAGACACGGTTGAATTCCTGCAGCCGCCCGGTGCCTTTGAGCGAATCCATGAATGCGTCGAGTTTCTGGACCGCGTCCTGCGCGCGCGAGATCGCTATATCGTGCGGCGTCAGCGTCTCGTGCCAATGTGCCGCCGCCCGTTCAAGCGCGGTTAGGCCGTCGCTGCACCGGGCCGCTCGCCTGCCTCTTTGCGAGCCTGCCGCGACACGGCGATGGCGTTTCCCTCCCGCACCCAATTCACCGAGACGGCGCGCGGGTCGATCTTGGTGCCAACGCGGAACGAACAGATGCCGGTCATGCCCGCCGGCGCGTCAAAGCTTAGCGCCGTTTCCTGCCCCAATGTCTTGATAATTTGCGTGCGCTCCGCAGCTGCGGAATCAATGCGCGATGCCCTGGCGCCGCAAGCCCGCTCACTTCCTCCGCTACTGGTCCGGTCCTGTCGATCGAAACGCCGGCTTCAAGACCGTTTTGGTGTCGCTTGCGATCACCCCAACGGCCGGCTGAAACTCGCCGATCTTCCGGATTGGGACTGGTCCGATATCTCGGCGCACCTCAAGTGCACCGCGTGCGGCAAGGTTGGTTGGGTCGATACCCGGCTAGACTGGGGCGAAGTGATCAATTTCGCCAAAGGCGTCTCTGGCTGACTGCCGAACGTCGGGTCTGCTGGCCTTGCTGCGTTTGCTCACCGGCGCTAACGCTGGTCTTGGGGGTTGGCGGAGAGGATGCACGATGAGCAAGGCGCGCGAGTTTATCGATTTCTGGATCGAGAATAGCGTTCACGCTGTCGAACAATATCGGACTAACGGCGCGTCGCAGGATGTGGCTGAGCTGAGCCGGCGCCTCATCGATGCTGCCAAGGAACAAGGTATCCCGGAAGCGGACCTGCAGGCTGAGATCGGCGATATCTCCGACTACATCGCAAGCCAGCTAAAGGCGGCGAATAGAGCTGAGAGCGAACGGCGTAAGCCTACCTAGACGCTTGTGGCAAGGCCAAGGCCGCCAACTGAGGCGACTCTGGGTTGCGAGCTTACTGCAACTTCTTTTCGATCTCGAAGGTGAACTTGAGCTGCATCACAGGGCCCTTGTCGTCTCGGACCTCTATCGCCATGCGGTGGTTGTGTACGCGCTGAGACTGATACACGGTGTCACGTACCATATCCGCCACCGACTTAGCAGCCTCCATTTGCGCGGCCTGCATGCTGTTGAGTTCCAGGCCCTCCTCATCGGGGGCCAACTCCTCACCGTCGCGCAGATCAAAATAATAGCGCGTCATGCTTCGCCTCACTGCTTTACTTGTCAAAGCAGGCAGGCAGAACAGGTTCCTGACGCGAGGCTAATGCCTTTTAGGGGCTGGAACCGTCTCTATCGCTATCATGTCAGCATCCCGAAGTGTCACGCGCCGCCCGGTCGCAGCGGCGATTTTTCGAGCCACCATCCTCGCGGTTTCATCGTCGGCAAGGTCGAGAGCGAACAGTTCCCGGGGCTTAATGTCGGGACTTACAACGTCTCCGATGATGGGACGCTGGTTCGTCCGCTTCACTTCGAACTCTGCGAGCCAGCGGAGGAAAGCCATTCGTCTACATGTGAGGCGGTTTCCATCTGCCGGGCCTTTTCGAGCGCCGCCTCCTTGGCCGCGCCAACAGGCAGTTCGGTGGCCATCGCCCGCAGGCGCTGTCCTTCGTCACACAGACGTTCTTGAAGGGATTGGTCTTGTTTGAAACGCCGCCGCTTGATGACCATGGGGCGCTCCTTTCCTGTTCGAGGAAGGCGGGAGCGCTAACGGGGCGGTCTCATCACCGATAAAAGCCACTGATCCGGGCGGTGATAAAGGCTAACGTACGCCCCTTGGCTGCAGTTCCAAAGGAACTTCGTCACGGCTACGTGTCCCCGCCGCGGTGTCGCGAATTGGATGGGATCGATTCCTCGGACGCCCGGGATGGCTAGTCATTTGGTCTATTGTCTGAGGTGATTGCTGACACGTCGCATCGTTCGCAAAACAGATCGATGCTAGCGAGATTGCTAGGCTGATTCACGACTTTAAAGCCTCGTGGAAGCTGCTCCACCATGGTTGTCTGGCCCGGCTCATCAAGTTCGGCCAAGTTGGCAACGCCGGTAAGCCCACAACGCGGGCACTTTAAGTAAGCCTTGAAATGGTCCCTCGCGGTCATCCGCCAAATATGCGGTTCGAGGCATAGATTTTCCAGCCCCGGCCGCCATCGCCTCATGCCGCGATTGCTAGCGACTCCCATTAACCGGTGCCCATCCTCGGGGGCGCATCAACCGAACGAATGATCGAGCCTCGCTTGCCGCAAGCTGTGCAGGTGAAGCGCGGCTCGAGATCGGACAGCCGCAGCTCGTCCGGCCATGGCTGCGGTCGACGAAGCCGCGGCGGAAACGCTGCATTGAAAAACGTTCTGAGCAGAACTGATTGCGGCTCGAGTGGAATTAGGAACGTTCAGTACAGCGTCCAGTTGGCGAAGGGGTAAGGTTGACGCGCATAGGAACGAGCGCAGCGCGCCGCGGGTTGTCAACGCGTCCGGTGCCGTCTCTCGCGGCGACGCCGGGATGCCCAACTCGGCTCCAGCTTGCCCCCCTCGCTGGGGCCGTTTTTTTTTTGAATTGGTTGCTCATGCCCGACATTTTGATCCGTTGCCCTGAGACCGGAAAGCTCGATAGCTTGGGTCTGGCGGGGGAAACCCGGTGCCGCACTTAGGGCCTGTACTCATTGGGGGGAGCGCTACCGAACTCGCAGTCACCGATAAATGCCGAAGGCCGCGCGGTGATATGCATGTATTTCACCTCGACAAATGCAGAGGCGTCGACAAGGACGGCGCATCGCCGGCCGAATACAGCGCCGGCCTCAAATATGCCATCGAGCATGGCTGGCTGGAGAAGCACGAGAGCGGGACCTACGTGAAGATCCTGCACGCGGGGAGCGACTTGCTCGCGTGAGATGCCCCAACTGAGGCGGCCTTCGTCTTCCGTCAAATTTGATCGTTAAGCTACCCCAGCAACCATAGGGGCCTGTGCATTGAGGGAGGCTGGCTGCTGGGGCCTTCTACCGGCCCGTTGGTGCATGTGGGCCAATGCCGATTTACTGCCCATACATTGCGATGCCGATGACAACGAGTGGGCTCAGCCCCAACAATACGATGCAGATGCTTCCAAGGAGACTGTCACTGCCCATGACACAACCTCCACTCCGAAGTTGAAATTTGATCTGCCAAAACAAAATCGTGATCGATTAAAAAACCGGCCTCAGAGCGGTACACGCCGTTTGGCGAAGCCGAAAGTCCTCTCATCCGAGCATTAGCCACGCCACGCTGGCGATCAGGGCGACAAACGACACCGCCGCTGTGCCTCTCTGATAAATAGTGTACGTGTCCCTGAGGCGGCCTACCGCGAAGCGCCGACTGGTAGACGTCCTCAAGCACGCACATTTCGGCAATATATTAGCAGCCATCCGTCAGCTCTCCAGCTTAAGAAATTGTGCGCCATGCCGACCAAGCGCCACCCGAATTAAGGGGGCGCGGCATGAATTGTGCTGATGATTAGCTGCTGGGAATTTCAATGTCCCGGTTCGGGAACAAACGGTCATCAGGTGTGTATTTTTGAGACCGGTGACCGCTCATTTTGGGAGGTATCGTTGCATTACACAGCGCTCCAACAAAACAGGTTCCTCGTTCGGAGAGGAAGCGGTGACGACTGGATGGTTTATGATCGGGAACTCAAGGGGCCAGCGCAGCCAAAGAAAAATGGCCCATTCGCCGAGAAGCTAACCAAGGACCAGGCCCAACAACTGATGCAGATGCTGACTGACGACCTGACCGGCGCCATGAAGGCGGTATAGTCATATCGGATACCGGTCCGCAGCAAAATCTGAAACGGACCGCGAACAGATGACAGCTGTGTTACCTACTAAGGTCTATGAACAGAGTTGGGCACAGCGAACGAGGCGCGGCAAAAAAGCGGCGCCCCGGTGGGTTAAAACTTAGCCGGCTCAAATTCGACATTGGCTACTGGGCCTTAAGCGCGAGCCACCCCGGCAGCCGTCGCGGAACGATCGGCGAACAGCTCAAATGCCGGCGCACTTGAACGCCTATCACGCTGAGCAGGACGATGTTCGAGGCGATCGAATCGCGGTCGGTACGCGTGATGGTTCTTTTAATCTTGACGCTCCTCAGGACCGCTCTGCCCTTTTGGCACCACATCCCTATCCCTCTCGGTTGTGCGCGGGCGTGGCGTAGACTTCGGCATACCGGCCTGACCGCCGTGCTTTCCGCCCTGATCTTGGACGCCCTCCGCGTCATTTTCTTTAGACATCACGCTCTCCTCGGTAAGAGCAATGGGTGCGCGCGCGGCCAAGCCGAGAATCTGATCAAGCTGCATAAGACACAGCTCGCCTCCGATCGCACCAGCTGCCGTTCGGCGCTCGCCAATCAAGTCCGCCTCGTTCTCCACACCGCCGCTTATTGGCTGATGCTGACCGTGCGCGACGCGATTCCCAAAGCCCGGGAATTGGCCACAGCCGAGTTCGCGACGCTGCGCTGGTTCCGGTCCTTCGTGCCCGGGGGCCCAGGCCGTCGGCGTGAGCCGCTCCAGCCTGAGCTATCCGCCCATGGCGACATCAGCCCCTGAGTCGGTTCTGCAGTGCCTGCCGATTGGCAACGAGGTTGCTGAGGTTCAGCAGGTCTGGTTCCCGTCCTTGCTCCAATTGCCTAACCAGCGCCCGCGTGCCGTCCACCACGAAGACGCCGCAATCATACCCGTTCCGCTGCCGGGCCATGCCGGCTGGCTCCAGGCGGAGGTCCAGCCGACCTGCGAGATGTTCTGCATCCTTGTGGTTGAGTCCCCCGTAGGAATCGTAGTGATAGGCGACCGGCCGCCCACGGTCTCTGCGATCAACGAACAGCAGCGACCAATGGTTGCCGAGACTATTAGGATCTTGAGGATCGGCATTAATCACGGGCAGGAACAGGAAGTCGGCTGTATCGTTACCATTATCGTAGACGATGCGCTGGAATTCGGTTCGCACGAAGCCATCGTCGTTAGAGCGCAGATAATTTAGGACGATGAGGGGATTCACGAACCGCGTCCGGGCGGCGAGATCCGGATGGTTCCTCTGCAAATCCTGCTCCTGGAGCCGGTAATCCCTGTCGATATGCTCGTCGCCCAGCCATTCCGTGTCCTCGAGCATCAGCCCGCGGCCGTGGGACGAGGCTGTCGGACCTAAAGCCCCGATCTGAGCATCAGCGGAGGTGCTCGGAAACGGCCGTACAGAATTAGCATCGTCGCGTGATTCGGACGGCGTGGCCGCAGTCAGATCAACCAATGGAAAACCACGGTAGGTGTCTGAGCGAGCCCCGGCAGCGGGCGCCGGCGCAAAGTGAGCATCGTCGCGCAACTCGGACGGCGTGGCCGCATCCAGATCAACAAAAGACTCAAGACCGCCGTAGGTGTCTGAGCGAGCCCTGGCAGAGGGCGCGGGCGCAAAGTGAGCATCGTCGCGTGATTCGGACGACGTGGGCGCATCCAGATCAACAAAAGACTCAAGACCGCCGTAGGTGTCTGAGCGAGCCCTGCTGGTTGATGGTGAGGCCGGTTCTTGCATCTGCCGCAGCGCCAGCTCCTCGCGCAACCACGCCAAAGCTTCATCATCCGAGAAGGCTGGCGCCGGAGAAAGCCCCTGCGGCGAGCCGGGCTGTCGAGCGCCCTGGTGATGACCCGGTACTGGCCCGGCAAACGGCGGCGGAAAGTCAGGCGCCGGGCTCCAAGCATTGTCACGCAACTCGAACGGTGCGGGCGGATTCGGATGAACCGCTGCCTCAAGACCGCCTTCGATGTCTGAAGGAGCCCTGGCAGAGTGCGCTGACGCTGCTTCCAGGGTCGGCCACATACTCCAATCAAAGTTGAGCGGCATCTGCGGCGACCAGGTTGAGGTGGACCTGGCCGGTTCCTGCTCTCGAGCTTGGACTATCTCCTGCGCCTGCTCAGGGGGAACCCCGGACCACGGTGGGCCGTCTTCCACCATCAAACGCAGATCCTGATCGTAACCTCCCTGCGGCGCGCTGTGCGCAGGGGCGCCTCCGACGTACGTCGCGACCGCATGCGGCGCCGTGGCATCTTCGTGCCCGCTCGCCTGCATCATCGGCTGCGCCTGCCATGGCGATGCACCCTGTTGATGGGTGGGGGCCACCGACGTCAGCAGGCGACCGCCTGAATTGGCGATCTCGCTCAGCTGCCGCTCGCCGGCAAGGCCGTGCAGATTGTCTAGGGTCCTCGGCCTCTTCGCTGGCCGCAACTCAGCTGTGTCATGCTCATCGTTGATGAGGACCTCCTCGCTTGGCAGGAGGTTGCTCCTGGCAAGTGCAGCCATCGGCTCGTCCAGGAACGGCTGGCGGTGGTCGTAGCCCCAGTTCAAGGGACGAATGGTCTCTCCGGGATCCGATGACTGGTCATGGCGCGCGGCTGGCTCGAGAGATGACGACGGGCCGGGTTCGTCCATCAGCCCCAAAAGCAAATCCTGATCGTAGCCTTCTGCAGGAAGCCGCTCCTTTGGCCAACTGCCCGCGTCCTGCGACGCGCTGTGCTGCGCAGCGGCGCCGCCGACGGGCATCGGCTCCATCAGTGCCGCGTCTTCGGGATCAGGAACGGGGGAAATATGGCGCTCGAACTCCATCGCTTTAGCGCCGGCCTGCGATTTTCGGAGATCGGCCAGCGCGGCACCGATACGCCGATTACCCCCGGCGTCCTTCCTATAGCGCTTAACATCTTCATCCAACGTGTTGCCGGAAAGCCGACCAGCAATGCCCTTCTTGTTGTTTTCACGCAGGTAGTCACTGAAACGGCGTAGAGCAACTGCATACGTCTTGCTGGTCCCTGTCGCTGCTTCGTTTTTGTACTCTTCGATGAGAGCCACGTCCTGGGGGGGAGGATTTAGCTCAGCGCGGCCTGTGATCGGCCCGACTCCGCCCGTCGACTGGAAGGTCCGGAGATGGTCTATTGCCGGACGGAGTCTCCTGTTATGACCCTTTTCGATGGCCTCGCGCGCATCATCGGTCAGCGACTGGTCGTCGAGCCGAGCAGCAATCGGATCTTTGTTATTTGCGAAGAGCCAGCGGCCAAAGCTGCGAAGAGAACTTACATAGGCGTAGGCGGTTTGGTTGGCGGCGTTGCCATTGCGGAGGGCCTCCTCAAGCCCCGAAATAAGGCGAGCGTCCTCGGAATAAAGAGGCTCCATGCTCCGCCCTATCAAAACCCCAGCTGACTGAGCCGGCTGCAGCGCCGAGGCGGCCGGCATTGCTCCACCACCTCCATTTGAATTGGCGATCTCGCTCAGCTGCCGCTCGCCGGCAAGGCCGTGCAGATTGTCTAGGGTCCTCGGCCTCTTCGCTGGCCTCAACTCAGCTGTGTCATGCTCATCGTTGATGAGGACCTCCTCGCTTGGCAGGAGGTTGCTCCTGGCAAGTGCAGCCATCGGCTTGTCCAGGAACGGCTGGCGGTCGTAGCCCCAGTTCAAGGGACGAATGGTCTCTCCGGGATGATCCGATGACTGGTCATGGCGCGCGGCTGGCTCGAGAGATGACGACGGGCCGGGTTCGTCCATCAGCTCCCAAAGCAAATCCTGATCGTAGCCTTCCGGGAGGACCAATGGCCGACTGCCCGCGTCCTGCGACGCGCTGTGCTGCGCAGCGGCGTCGCCGACGCGCCACGGCTCCATCAGTACCGCGTCTTCGAGATCAGGAACGGGGGAAATATGGCGCTCGAACTCCATCGCTTTAGCGCCGGCCTGCGATTTTCGGAGATCAGCCAGTGCGGCACCGATATTCCGATTACCCCCGGCGTCCCTATAGCGCTTAACATCTTCATTCAACGTGTTGCCGGAAAGCCGAGCAGCAATGCCCTTCTTGTTGTTTTCACGCAGGTAGTCACTGAAACTGCGAAGAAAACCTGCATAAATCTTGCTGGTCCTTGTCGCTGCTTCGTTTTTGTACTCTTTGATGAGAGCCACGTCCTGGGGGTGAGGATTTAGGTCAGCGCGGCCTGTGATCGGCGCGACTCCGCCCGTCGACTGGACGGTCCGGAGATGGCCTATTGCCGGACGGAGGTTCCTGTGATGACCCTTTTCGATGGCCTCGCGCGCATCATCGGTCAGCGACTGGTCGTCGAGCCGAGCAGCAATCGGATCTTTGTTATTTGCGAAGAGCCAGCGGCTGAAGCTGCGAAGAGAATATACATAGCCGTAGGCGGTTTGGTTGGCGGCGTTGCCATTGCGGAGGGCCTCCTCAAGCCCCGAAATAAGGCGAGCGTCCTCGGAATAAAGAGGCTCCATGCTCCGCCCTATCAAAACCCCAGCTGACTGAGCCGGCTGCAGCGCCGAGGCGGCCGGCATTGCTCCACCACCTCCATTTGAATTGGCGATCTCGCTCAGCTGCCGCTCGCCGGCAAGGCCGTGCAGATTGTCTAGGGTCCTCGGCCTCTTCGCTGGCCGCAACTCAGCTGTGTCATGCTCATCGTTGATGAGGACCTCCTCGCTTGGCAGGAGGTTGCTCCTGGCAAGTGCAGCCATCGGCTTGTCCAGGAACGGCTGGCGGTCGTAGCCCCAGTTCAAGGGACGAATGGTCTCTCCGGGATGATCCGATGACTGGTCATGGCGCGCGGCTGGCTCGAGAGATGACGACGGGCCGGGTTCGTCCATCAGCTCCCAAAGCAAATCCTGATCGTAGCCTTCCGGGAGGACCAATGGCCGACTGCCCGCGTCCTGCGACGCGCTGTGCTGCGCAGCGGCGTCGCCGACGCGCCACGGCTCCATCAGTACCGCGTCTTCGAGATCAGGAACGGGGGAAATATGGCGCTCGAACTCCATCGCTTTAGCGCCGGCCTGCGATTTTCGGAGATCGGCCAGCGCGGCACCGATACGCCGATTACCCCCGGCGTCCTTCCTATAGCGCTTAACATCTTCATCCAACGTGTTGCCGGAAAGCCGAGCAGCAATGCCCTTCTTGTTGTTTTCACGCAGGTAGTCACTGAAACTGCGAAGAAAACCTGCATAAATCTTGCTGGTCCTTGTCGCTGCTTCGTTTTTGTACTCTTTGATGAGAGCCACGTCCTGAGGGTGAGGATTTAGCTCAGCGCGGCCTGTGATCGGCGCGACTTCGCCCGTCGACTGGACGGTCCGGAGATGGTCTATTGCCGGACGGAGTCTCCTGTTATGACCCTTTTCGATGGCCTCGCGCGCATCATCGGTCAGCGACTGGTCGTCGAGCCGAGCAGCAATCGGATCTTTGTTATTTTCGAAGAGCCAGCGGCCGAAGCTGCGAAGAGAACCTACATAGCTGGAGGCGGTTTTGTAGGCGGCGTTGCCATTGCGGAGGAGGACCTCCTCAAGCCCCGAAATAAGGCGAGCGTCCTCGGAATAAAGAGGCTGCTTGCTCCGCCCTATCAAAACCCCAGCTGACTGAGCCGGCTGCAGCGCCGAGGCGGCGGGCATTGCTCCACCACCTCCACTTGAATTGGCGATCTCGCTCAGTTGCCGCTCAAAGGTCGCCGCATCTGCGGACGGCGCCGCGGGTGAACTCTCTTGCGGGCCCGTGCTGTCCGATTGTTCACGCACCCACTTGATCGAGGGGAAATCCATCCCTTCTCCCTTTCAAAATATGAACCGAGCCTTCGATCTGACATGCTGGGAATCGGCAACAAACCACCCTTTACAGCCCTCGACAGGCACGCACCGTGAGCATCGGCAGCCGATGTGCTTCCAGTGCGACCAACCCTGTTAAATGGGGAAGCTGTCGAGAAACTGATGACGACAACGTGCCTCGAGCATGGTGCATGACCTGCGCGCTTCGCCGTCAACAGCCGATAGACCGAAGATTCAGAGACAAAATACTGCTTCTCAATTCCCAAAGTCCGGGAATTGGCCACTGCCGAGTTCGCGACGCTGCGTCTTCGGCTCTTGAAACTCGCTGCCCGTGTCGTCGAGACCACGAGCCGCATTCGCCTTGCGTTTGCCGCGGCATGTCCCGAAGCCGACCTGATCCGCGGCTTGCCAGGCGCGCTGCTGCCGCTCGGTCCTGGACCGGCGGGGCGTCCGCCCCCCGTTCGCCCAACCCTACACCTCAAGCGCGTTGCAAAGTACGGGTCGTCAGGCGGTGAAAAGCCGAAGGCAATCCCGCGCGCCTCGTCAGAGCAGATGTGCGGCCACATCAATCGGACTAAAAAAAGCACTCTCACGAATAGGACGGGCTAGCCCTGAAGGAGATCGAGCTTAGCGCGCCCGTACATCTGCCGTTTGACCAGCTTGAGTTTGGTGATCTGAGCTTCCACTTGGCCATTGGACCATGGTTGCGTGATAGCCGCGTGCACCGCGCCCTTATCTTTGGCGATGCCATTCGCGAACGAGCCAATGAGGCTCCGCTAGGATTCATCTATCCAAGGTTCGAGCTCGATCTCGCCCCTCTTTCTGATCATCGCGTGGAAGCGGCCAACGAGAGCGTGGGCATCGGCCAGCATAGGAACGCTTTGTTCAATAGCGGCAACCGTTACGGTCTCGGCCTTGCTTAGGTGGTCGCGCTTCGTCGTCAACAACTGCGCTATCGTCCTGGCGGCGGGGACCTTCTGCAATTGTTGACGGCTGATAGTCTCGGCGCGTCGCCGTCGCGTGGCCCATTCCGCCACCACGCGCAGCGATCCCTTAAAGCCTTGCCCTCTCAAACGGCGCCAGAGTTCGGCACCGTTGCGACAGCCGCCTGACCACTGCGCGTCCAGGAACGGCAGGTGCCCATCCAGGGTGCTTTGACGTAATCGAGAACGGCCGCTGCAAGTGGCATCGAGCGCGGCACGCTCACAGGTGTGAGGGAGACGACAAGCGCTCTGCCTGTTTGTGAATCGACGCTGAACATTGCCCCCGCACGCGCGAAGTCAATCAAGCACTTGGGACGCCGATCGGCGTCCGGACCCCACGCCGATTCACAGTGTCTTCCGTCAGCGTCGAGCCTTGCAACCGCTTTACGAGAGCGCGCGGTTTCGTCGCACCCTAAGTAGAAACTGACTGCTGCAAACGTCTAGGTTGTTTGCAACCCTCGGCTTGGGCCCCAGAAACCCAAGATAGCATCAGTGGCCATCAATGGGCCAGCGTATAACGCCCCCGTTCGGTGGGACGGTGCGCCTATGTCGAAGGGGCACCCCAAAAGCACATTGGCCGTTCAGGATTACGGTTTCTGAACCCCGCGCGCACTGACAGTTCAGGTCCGGTCATCATGAATCAGGAACAGCAGAAGCCCGTTCCCGAAGATCATACGTCCGTCAGCAAGGACGAGGAATCGGGCGCACGGGGGTTGCAGCGCGATTTGCAGGACCGCTTGCAGCCGGCGGACGACGAGCCGGTCAGCGAGCCTGTCAATGATAGCGCCCCCCATCCCGAAGCGCCTGCAGGCTCGGGCCGGTGGGTTCGGCGCCTGCTCAAGGTCGGCATTGGCCTCGCCCTCGTCGCGATCTTCGGATGGCTGCCGCTGAAAGCCGTGCTGCAGACCTCGAGCGTCGAGGCCGTGGTCAATGCCAGGATCGTAACCCTGCGCTCGCCGATCGACGGCACCGTGAGTGCGAAGCCGCAGAGCTCCACGCAGCTCAGTGTGGTCCACGAAGGCGATACGATCCTTCATGTCGTCAACGCGCGCGGCGATCGGGTGCGGCTCGACGATCTCCGGCGGCAGATGTCCCGGATGGAGAATGAGCGCCCGAGTCTCGCCGCAAAGCTTGCGGCCCGCCGAGACGTCGCAACAGGACCTCGCGCGCCAGGCGGCCCAGTTCCGCGACGGCCGCATCCTCCAGCTCGAGGCGCGGATCGCCGAAATCCAGACCGCGATCGAGGCCGCGGCCCGCGCGACGGGAAGAAGCGACGGCGGCGGTTGAACGCGCCTCGTCGCTGGTCAAATCGGGCAGCGTCTCGACGGTCGAAATGGCCCGGCTGACGCGCGAGCAGGCGATCGCCCATCAGACCGAGATAGGCGCGCAGCGCCGGCTCGACGCCGCCAAGGTCGAACTCACCGCGGCAAGGAACGGCACCTATCTTGGCGACAGCTACAATGACCGGCCGAGTTCCGTGCAACGCGAAGAGGAGATGCGCCAGCGCGTCAGCGATCTGCGCGCCGATCTGGTGCATTCCGATGCGGAGATCGACTGGCTCACCCACGAGATTGCCTCGGAGCAATTGCACTACATCAACCGGGCGGAAGCCGACATCAAGGCGCCGGTCGCCGGACGCATCTGGGAGATGATGACGTCGCCGGGCGAGGACGTCAGGGCCGGGCAGCCCCTGCTCAAGCTGCTCGATTGCACCGGCGCAGTGGTCACCGCCAATGTCACCGAAGGCGTCTATAACCGCCTCAGGCTTGGTGAGCGGGCGAGCTTTGAGCCGAACGACGGCAGCGCTTCGATCAAGGGTGAGATCGCCAACCTCACCGGTGCATCGGGGGCGCCCGCGAACCTTGCGATCAATCCGGATGCGCTGAACAAGGAACCGTACCGGGTGACGGTCTCGATGCCGGAGCTCGACACCACGGGCAAGGATTGCGTGGTCGGCCGAACCGGGCGGGTGGTGTTCAACACGGACGCGGCAAAGTCATGATGGCGGCATTCGCGCCCGGGCTGGTCGCCTTAGGCGCCTGCCTTGCGATCCTGCCGCTGCTCCGGCGCGAGCAGACGCTGGGGCGCGTCATGATGACCGGCATATCGTTCCTGCTGCTGTTGCACTACTTCGTCTGGCGGGTGACCCAGAGCCTGCCGCCGTTGGGGCTCACCGCCGACGCGGTGGTCGGCTATCCCTTCGTGGCGGCCGAGGCGGCCTCGATGATCGCGGTGTGCCTGTCGCTGCTGTTCCTCAGCCGCACCATCGACCGCTCGCCCGCGGTCAATGCCATCCTGCGTCAATCCAAGGCGTTGACGGATGCGCCGCGCGTCGACGTCTTCATCTGCACCTACAATGAAGAGAAGGCGATCCTCGAGCGCACCATCATCGGCGCCACCGGGCTGAACTATCCCGATTATCGCGTCTGGGTGCTCGACGACGGACGGCGGCTCTGGCTGCGCCGGCTCGCCCAGGAGCTCGGCTGCAACTATCTGACCCGTCCGGACAACCGCCATGCCAAGGCCGGCAACATCAATCATGCGCTCCAGCACGTTTCCGGGCTGCCGGACCGGCCGGAGTTCGTCTCGATCCTCGATGCGGATTTTGTCCCGATGCCGGACTTCCTAACGCGGGCGATGAGCCTGATGCAGGACGGCACCGTCGGCGTCGTGCAGACGCCGCAGCACTTCATCAATCCGGATCCGATCCAGACCAATCTCGCCGCAACCGACGTCTGGCCCGACGAACAGCGTTTCTTCTTCGACATCCTGATGCCGGCCAAGGACGCCTGGGGCACGGCATTTTGCTGCGGAACCTCATCGCTGATCCGCTTTTCCGGCCTGATGCAGATCGGCGGCTTTCCGACCGATTCGGTGACGGAGGATTATCTCGTCACGCTGCGCCTGAAGGAAAGGGGATTGCGCACGGTCTATCTCAACGAGCGCTTGACCATCGGTCTCGCGCCGGAGGGATTGAAGGAATACATCACCCAGCGCGGGCGCTGGTGTCTCGGCTTCATGCAGATCTTCAGGGGCCGCAGCGGGCCGTTCTCGCGGCAATCGAAGCTCGCCTTCATGGACCGGCTGTCGCTGGTCGACGCCTTCATGAGCTGGGCGGCGCTCTATGGCACCAAGGTTTTCGGCCTCGTCGTGCCGTGGCTCTATCTGCTGTTCGGCATCAAGGCGGTTCACGCCGATCTGTTCGAGCTTCTGAAGTACTTCATGCCGTTCTATGTCTGGCACGCCTTCACCATGGCTTGGATCTCGCGCGGTCGCTCGCTCGCGATCATGACCGACGTGTCGCAATGCATCGCAGCCCCCGCGGTCCTGAAGGCGGTCGTGATCGGCCTCGCCAAGCCGCAAGGCCACAAGTTCAAGGTGACGGCCAAGGGCGGTGACCGCGATCGCCGCTTCATCGAGTGGCCGCTGCTGCGGCTCTATGGCAGCGCCTTGCTCATCACGCTGCTGGCGATCGCCTACGCATTCATCCTGCATGTGCGCGGCGACAGCATCGCCTATGGGGGGCTGGCGCTGGCCTGGAGCCTCTATAATTGCGTCGTGCTCGCGATCGTGTGCTTCATTTGCATCGAGCAGCCGCGGCGTCGCAAGGCCGAGCGCTTCGAGCGTGACGAGCCGATCCTGATTCACGAAGGTACGGAGCCGCGGCTGGTCCGGATGGTCGACATTTCGATCTCGGGCGCGCGCTTCATCGATCCCGCCCCTCCCGCAATCGGCGCCTCGATCAAGTGCAATGTCTACGGACAGAACGTGGCCGCGCTCGTGGTCCGCCGCACCCGCGATGGCTTCGGCGTCCGCTTCGAGGACGCGGTTGCGACGCGGATCAATGTCGTGCGCGCATTCTATGCCGGCGAATATGTCCGCGCCTTCCGCAGTGTCCGCGCAGCGCCGGTCGGCAAGGCCCTGCTGATGCGGCTGTTCGGCTAGAGCGGCATGAATGAGGTGGGCCTGCAGCAGTCCCATCCGTCGTCATTCCCCGATGCGCAATTGCGCATCGGGGAATGACGACGGAGAGAGGCGACGCGTCAAGCCGCCGGCTTCGCCGCCTGGTCCTCGGTCGACAACAGATGCAGCAGCGCGCTCTTGATCGCGGCCTGCCGGGTCGGCGCGGTGATCTGGGCGCCGAGCAGGTCGGTGACATAGAACACGTCGCGGGCGCGCTCGCCGAAGGTCGCGACATGCGCCGAGGGCGATGTTGAGGTTGAGCTTCGAGATCGCGGTGGTGAGCTGATAGAGCAGGCCGGGGCGATCGAGGCCGGAGACCTCGATTGTGAATCGACCCTGAACATTGACCCCGCACGCGCGAAGTCAATCAAGCACTTGGGACGCCGATCGGCGTCCGGACCCCACGCCGATTCACATCCGACGGCACAAGCGCTACCGTCGTGCCGTTGGCGAGTTCAAAAGGGGGGCTTGACAATAAACTGCAATTAAAGGGCCGAATGACAAATGGCGGCCAACTCCTCTCAGTTCGCGTTCTATGGGCCTGTACGGCTTCGTACCCGATTCCGTGACAGCCGAGGCAAGACTCTATCGAGCTGAGCCATAGACCAGCATCTTACGCATCCCGACCTCTGCTATTTTCTATGGTCATCGAAGTGTGACCATCGATCGCGCACGGTTCGACGACGAGTGCTCGATGTTCACGCCAATGGCGCGAAACCAAATCGCAAACGCGAAGATCGCTAACAAGGCGACGGCCGCGATCGCTTCAGGGGGCGACATCCGCTTCATGGCGAGGGCCTCCGCGCGGGCAGAAAGACAGATCGATCCCGATAAGTTTACATGCCTCACCGACGGTTGCCGCCTACCGAAAAGGGTAGGCCACGCGGATGCGCAGATGTCTGCACATCCGGGCGGCCCACGTCATGAAATCAAAAAGGGGTTTGTACCGCTACTTCACCTTGCCGCCATCTCGCGCCGACGTCTGCGCAGACGCGATATCGTCTTCAAGGATAACCTGCGCACCCACAAGATCGACGGCGTTCGCCAGGCGATCGAAGCGGTCGGCGCCAAAGTGCGCTATTTGCCGGCCTACTCGCCGGACCTCAATCCGATCGAAATGGCATTCTCAAAGCTGAAGACGGCGCTGCGCAAGCGGGCCGCTCGCACCGTGACAACGCTGATGAAGTTGATCGGCAAGCTCATCAGGGCTGGATCATCCGGTGCAGCGTCCATGCTTCGCCGATGTAGACGTAGCGGACCACATCGCGCAGATCGAAGAAGACGCGCATCATCGCCGCCGCCATATCCTTGCCGAGAAAAGTCGGGTGCGGCTCGATCAGCGTCTCGCCATCGGATGTGATCGCGTGCCACATCGGCGCGATCTCGGCGCGCTTGGCGAAGTGGGCCTCGCAAAATTGCGAGGCCCGGTCGAACATTATACGCAACTCTTTTTCGCTCATGCTTCGACTCCGTAGGCGGTGCCAAGCGTGCGCGCCAAGGCGATCACGGCGCGGCGGTGCGTCTGATCGAGCCGCAGCATCGCCTCGTTGATCTCGACGCCATCCTTGGTTGCCAAGAAGCCCGCGAGCTTCGTCACCGTCGGCGGCTTTTTGCTGCCGACCAGATCGCCCATGAAGAACGACACGTCGCTTTCGAGCACGGTGGCGATCTGCTGCAGGCGTCCCGTGCTGACGCGGTTGACGCCCTTCTCGTATTTCTGGACCTGCTGAAAACTGACGCCCAGCTTATCGGCCAGCTCGGATTGGCTGATATGCAATTCCAGTCTGCGTTGCCGCAGCCGGTTGCCGATGATCTTGTCGATCCCGGTGACCGTGCGCGGGTGGGTTTTGCGTGCTGGCATCTACTTTCTCCTTGAGTGACCGTTGGTACGCTTCTTCGGTTTGGATTGCGCTTTGCGCTCTTGCCGCGCCAGCCAATCGGCGGCCACCTTGCGCTCGGACTCGACGTCGATCTCCTTTTTCTTGACGAACTCTTCCTCGTAACCGAGCGAGGTGATCACGGCGGCGATGGTCGCATGCTGCGGCGATCTCGTCGTGCCGTTGAACCAATTGTCGAGCGTCGAAGTCGAGACGCCCGAGATTTCGTGAACGATCTTCAGCTTCTTGATCAAACCCTCGTCCTGTATCAGCGTGCGCATCTTGTCGATGACCGGATTTTTGTCGATGTAGGAGTACGTCCGGTAAGTTCGCATAAACCCCCTAGCCATTGTGCGCTGCTCCCATCATCTCGATCTTATGTCCTTTCGCCGTCAGCTCGTAGCCGCTGCCGTTCTTCTTGATCAGACCGCCGCGCTTGGCGCGGTCCAGCACACCTGCAACACTCTTCGGCGACATGCCCTTCGCCGCCATGTGCTTGCGCAGATCGGCAGGCGACACCGGGCCTGCTTCAAGCGCAGCACGCAGCAAGATGTTGCCTGAGCCGGGAGAGGCGCGGCCCACAGGCCCATGCTTCACATCAGGAGCTGGCAGCGCAGGCACTGCGCCGCCGAGCTGAGCCCGCGCCTGGGCGGTGAGTTGGTGCACGCCCTTATTCGCACCAGCTTCAGCAAGGCCTTTCTTGCGCAGCTGATGCACAGCCCCGTAAGCGCGCGTCTTGTTTCCGCCGAGTGCGGCGCTGATCTCGCTGATGTGCTTCGGCCCCTCCAACAACAGCTTGACGGTGAGCTCCTCAGCGCTCTCGCCGTTGCGAGCCTTCGCAGCTGCTTCCTCTAGCTGCTTCCGTCCAGCTCCTTGACCGCCGTGGCCGAGGTCGAGATGCAGGTCTACTATTCCGGGCATGTCATTTAGTTTGCGCAGCACGGGGCCGAGCGCGATCTCTTCTACTTCGAGTCTGATAGGAAACGTTTTAGGCATCGCTTTGATCACCTTTGCGTTGATCAGGTTTCAGGTCGGCGATGTGAGATTGGGGCAGAAGGGTAGAGGCAGCTTGAGATGCCGCACGAGTTTTTCCTCGCCTTTGTCGCACACACTTTTTGCCCAAGAGCGTCTCGTGCTGCCCCAGCGAGAACGAGACCGACCCCGAGGAGCTGTTAAAATAAGTGACACCGTGGCGGTTGTATAGCGGAGCAAAATATCGTCGGTCGTGGGCGAGTACACACTGCCACCAATGCGTGATTTCAAAAAACGAGCCCCGCCGAAGCGGGGCCAAGGTTAGGGAGAATATGCGGTTTGTGACAGGCGTCATCCCGGTGCCGCAGCTCTCATGAGCTTGCTGCTTTCAGCGCGTCGATCTCCGCGCGCAGCTCATCGTTCTGCGTCGATAGCCGCTGCACCGCCGACCACAGTGTCGTCAGCATGTAGCGGTCGTTGATCGCCTTGATCGACATCTCCTCTTCGCCGAGCGCTTCGGCTTCCTTGCTGTCCAGCTCCGGGATGTCGATGTGCTTGAGCGCCGCGCGCATCACACGGTCCACAGCCGGGATGCCAATGTCGCGAACGGCAATCGGCACGAGCAGTTCGACATCCTGTGCAGTCCAGCCGTACAGCGTTTCGTTGGCGACATCACCGCGCCCGAAAAACATCTCGCGCGCCGCTGGGTTCGCTGGCGTGAATTCGTTCACCGGCAGCGCATTGACGATGGCGAGCGCGGCAGCGGGATCAGTCTGTCTGGTGACGCTCTTGACGCGGGCATCCGATGTTTGCCAAGCGCCTGCAGCAAGGAAAGCGCCGGTGTTGCCGTAGAACGAATAGGTGGTGCCGGACAGGTTCTCGCCGCTCATGCCGTAGAGGCTGGTGCCGTTCGCCCATCCGACGACCCCGGCGAAGCCCGGCCCACTGGCTCGAAAATCGGCGGCATAGCTTGCGGTTGCGCCCGTCACGTTAAACGCGGTCACATTGGTGGCGGACGGCTGGTTGATCGTCAGCCCGCCAGTGTTCTGAAAGACCGCCCTGACGGTGCCAGAGAAGCAGATGTTGATCGGTATCGTGCCATTGCTCAGATTGATGTTGTAGCCGCTCGCATCGACGCCAAGCGATCCGTAGGTCACGCCACCTGTACGGTAAAGCGTGATGGCACCGAAACCATTGTCGCCGGTCATGGCAATCGACTTCGGCTGCCACTGGCCCTGCTGCGTCAGCGTCGCGGTCGTATTCAGCGTCATCAGACCGCCAGCGGCGACCGAAGCGGGTGACGCAAAGAAATTCAGATTGCCTGTCGGTGGATCATCAATGATCGCGACACCATAACCGGCGCTCTGCGCTAACCATTGCGAGCCATCGGCGCTCACGAAGACATTGAACCCCAAGCTGGCATCAATCGACATTGAATAGCTGCCGACAGACGCGGGGTAGGCCGGTGCAGGTCGCACTGAGCCGACGCGCAGCGCGCCGGTCATTCGGTCGCCCGCCTTGATGACACGCGAGGTGTCGGATGGGTGAACGTGATCCTCGCGCGAGAAGTTACCCGAGACGCCGACAGCGCCGACGCTGGCCATGATCGGCGTAGCGGTGCCTGGACTGCCTGCACCGGGCACGCCTTGAACGCCCTGCGGGCCTTGCGGACCAACCAGCGACGTGCCTGACGGCCACGCGCCGCCAGCCTTCGGCCCATAGATGAAGTTGGTTGCGGTGTTGATGTAGAAGTTGCCGTTGACGCCGATCCCGGCAGTCGGCGCAACGGTGCCGTACAGCACGGTGTTGCCATCGACGCCCGGATTGCCCTGCGGCCCTTGCACGCCCTGCGCGCCTTGCGGGCCGGTATTGCCGATCACGCCTTGCGGGCCGGTATTGCCCTGCACGCCCTGCGGCCCCGGCGGCCCCGGCACTGTCGAGGCTGCGCCGGTCGGGCCGACAGGGCCTTCCGGGCCGACAGGGCCTTGGATGCCTTGCGCGCCCTGCGGCCCCTGCGGGCCTGTCAGGAGCACAGGCGCAGGCCAGATGCCGCCTTCCTTCGGCCCGTAGAATTGATGGGTCTCCTCGTTGTAGTAGAAGTCGCCATCGACGCCGAGCGAGCTGGTGGGATCGCTGGTGCCGCTCAGCACCGAATTGCCGCGCGCTCCAGGCGGGCCCTGATCGGGTGAGATGATGATCGCAACATCGTCCTGAATGATCTCGACCTCGCCGGTCACATCCAGCGTCTGCGTGATCGAAAAGTCGTTCATCGCGATGGTCCGGGGTTGACGGTGAGCACGCCAGACCAGAGCTGCTGCTTGACGCCGTTCAGCGTCATCACCAGCGACTGGTCATAGGGGCCGATGGTCATCTCCAGCAGCCGCTCGCGCGTGATCAGCACGGTGAAGCTGCCGCCCGGTCCATCGGCGATGTCGATCTCTCCGGTGTCGGTCGAGAGCGTTAGGAAGGCGGTCGCATCCTGCGCATGCCTGCGCGCCTTCATCACGAACGCTGCGCCGGTCAGGTCGATGGGCTCACCGCTGAGCGTGCGATAGAGGAAGCTGCGGAAGAAGTCCGCATCGTTCGCAACGGTGATGTTGACCGTGGCCATCGCTCAGAATCCCTGATAGGCCGCGTCGATTGCCGCCAGCGTTGTGATGCTGCCGCCCGAGATGCCCGCGCTGGTCTGCTCAAAGGCCATGTAACACTGGTTGGTGTGCTCGGCGACCTTGGCCGACATCTGGATCATGGTCGGGGCATCGACATCGTAGAACAGCCCATCCGAGCCGAACCACTTCGTGGTGTAGGTGCTGTCGGCCAGAGCCAAGGCACGACCATCGGAGATCAGGCCGCGCGAGCGATCATCGGTCTTGACCGGGATGCCCGCCGCCGTCATGCCGCCGTTGACCTTGTTGAGGCGCGCGGTGCCGTTGTAGTTCTGCAGTTGCGCCTTGCTGTACTGGCCTGCCGCAGGCTGCGAGAAGTTCGCGCCGTCCCATAGATACAGCGGCAGGAAGTCGCTGACATAGTGGTAGATGTCGGCTTCATCCGGCACCGAAGGCGCGTCAGCCATGCCGTTGCTCGTGAGCCACGCCGCATAATCGCTGTCGCTGGTCGGCACATAGATGTTGCGCGCCGACGAAAGCACGTTGGCTGCATCGCCCGCGACGTGCCAATACCAATCTTTCGGGTTGAACATCGAAGCGCTCCCTTAATTGTACTGGCCGCCGCTTGTGAGGACGCCCGGTTGGTTGCCGGGGAAGTAGCTCGCGCCAGACCCCTGCGTGTTGATGACGCCGTTGAGGGCGGCGAAATACTTCTGGCCGGTGACGAAGCCTGCGCCGGGGAAGGTCGGTGCGCCTGGCACCGGCACCGCAATCGATCCGTTCGAACTGGCGACGGCAATCGCCGCCGTGACGTTCATTGAACCGGCGAAGTTGAACACTGAACCCTGCTGCAGGCCGATGAAGCCACTGAAGAAGGCCGCGAAGAGTTCCTGACAGGAGCTGCCCGTGTTGAAGGTGTGGCTGCCGGGATAGAGATAGCCGCCATACGCTTCGAAAATATAACCGGCAGTCGCGCCCTGCGATGCCGTGTTGATCGTGGCGATCGAGCCGCCGCTTGATGCGGCGAAATTGCACGGCGGGCCTTGGCCGGTGCCGGTCTGGGTGCAGAGATCGCGCACCACCATGTTGTTGGCGCTGGTGCAGAGGAAGGTGTGCTGGTTGTTGGCTCCCATCACGAAGGTCTGGGTTGGACCGGCACCCTTGACGATGATCGACGGGCCAATCACGTTCGGCGTCACGCACGGCTCATTGAAGGTGCCAGCCGACAGATTGATGGTCATCGTGTAGACCGAAGGCCCGTACTTGAACGTCTCCTGCATCGCGCGAACGATGGTCCTGAACGGGCCGTGCGGCGCGGCGACAACCGCCTGCGAGCCATCGTACAGCGCGTCGTCGCCGGTCACTGGGTTGACGTAAAGATTGGTGTTGGCGGCGAGGATCGGCACGAAGGCCGCAGGCGCGAACGATGCGCCGTACAGCTCGAAATTTCCGTGCGGTCCATTGTAGACAAGCAGCGCCCAGTAGCCACCCGGAAGATCACCGGCCTGCAGCGCAGGGCCGCCGCGCCGCACGATGTTCTTGCCGCTCAACCCGTTGATCGAAAGCACCGCAGGGCCGGTGTTGGTGATCGCGACCCGCACCCAGACGAACATGCCGTCGATGTACGCGGTCAGCGCCGGGGTCAGCGCAATCGAAAGAATGTTCACCGCGCCGCTGTCGATGCCTCTGATCACGCCAGCGGATTGCACCGACTTCGATGTCTGGTGCAGGTCCGCATTGTCAGGCACCAGCCCCGCATCGGTGAAGAAGTTGACCAGCTCGCGCTGCGGATACTCAATCGAAGCCGCTGGCGGGATCGAGCCCATCTGCCCGGTGGAGGGATCGCCGTTGATGTACGGGCCGTTCGGATCGCTCACGCCATATGGTGCGTTGTACTTCATTTGCTTTCCCCGCCGCTATGGCGTCCCAGCCATCGGATCGCCCGGATCGCTGAGACCGGAATAGTCGAAGATGATCTGCGTGTGCGCTGGCTTCCAACGGTTGAGCAGGCACTCAAGGTCATCGGCCAACTTGATGCGCAGATGAGGATCGGCGCCGCACTGGCTCGATGCGCAGCGAAACCAGACGAGGCCCGCCTGATGCACATGCACCGTCCAATAGAAGCGGTTGGTGTCGGGGCCGAGCCCGTAGTATGACCATTCCGACAGCTCGCCGAGCGCGACGTTCTCGCCGTCCGGATTTTTGATCGGCTGGCCCCACTCGTTGTACATCGGGTTGGAGCCGTCGCCGTGAACGCGATTGTCCCCGACGCGGTCGAGGCCGACCACGAAGGTCCGGTATTCGGTGATCGTGACCGAGTAGCCGATCTGCGCGGCGATGCCGATGAAGAACTCGCGCGACTGCGCGCCCTGCATCGTCATGCGCATGATCAGCGCCTGCTGCCGCTCTGCGATACTTTGCGGGCTTTGATAGCAGGGATCGGGCAGGCCCCAGTTGCGCTCCCAGTCCCGCAGCAGCTCGACGGTCTGGCGCGGATCGCTCTCGCGCTCCAGCAGATCGGCGGCGCGGCCATCCACGAAGCCCCAGTAATCGCACAGGCCGGTGATCCCGCGCACCGTAGTGCTGTCAGGCGCGTGCCTCGGCCATGCTTGGCCCTGCGGCAGCAACGCGAGATAGGCCTCGGTGTAGTCGCTGCCGCTGCGCCGGATGTGACGGTCGCTCATCAGACGTAACTGATGGTGCCGAGCACCGCCATGCTACCGACCGATGCCATCACGTAGTCGCTGGTGGAGACCAGCCGGAAGGACTGCACATGCGGGGCGCTCATGATGGCGAAGCTGACCCACGCCGCGAAGATGGTTTGTCCAGGCGCGGCTTTCAGGAACAGCATGCCGCGAATGCTGGCCTCGATCTCGGCCTTGGCTTCATCGGTGTCAGGCATCAGCTCGGCAATGTTGACATCAATGAACTGCTTGATCGGCGCGACCACGTAGCAATCCTTGACGGTGACCGGGCGCATCTTGTCGATGTAGTCGGCAACCCGCTGGATATCGTCAGGCTGCGGCCAGCCGTCGTCATCGGGATAGAGATCGTCCATCAGGAAGCGCACGGTGATGGTGCCGACGCCTTGCTCTGGCGCGGCCCATGCGCGCGTCACGCCGGGGACCGCAAGCGCCCATTGCTCATAGTCGGCGATGCTGCCGCCCATCGGCGGGTTCTGGATGCGGTGCAGGATGCGGGATCGCAGCTGCGCATCGGTCTCGATGTCGGTGCCGCCGCTGACGTGGATGGTCGAGGCCGAGCCGACGCTATTGACGGGCGGCACGATGATCAGCGAGGAGCCATCGGGAATATTGCCGAGCGTGCCGGAATCGAGCGCGCGGATGTTGGCGACGACAGGCGCGGCGACCGAGACGGTGATGTCCTCCAGAGTCTCGAAGGTCAGGCTCTGGTTCGGCGAGTCGGTATTGGCAGGCATGCCGAATCCGCTCTGCAGCTGCGTGAAGGCTGGCAGCACGGTGCCATTGGTGGTGCCGATGATGTTGGCGGTGCCGGTCGCCAGCGCGGGCATCTTACGGCCTGTCGATCCATCGGAATTGACCAGCCAGATATCGCCATGGCGGTCGAGCCATTCGGTCTCGGCTGTGTCAGGCAGCAGCTGCAGCGAGAGCCAGTCGATATACTGCAGGGTCAGATGGCAGAGCGCGCCCTGGTTGTCCGATAGCACGCGCAGCACGCTGTTGGGCACATTGGCATCGGCTCCAGGCAGCGATGCATTCACGGCATCGCGCACCAGCGAGCGGACTTCTCGCAGTGTTGGTGTTGACCAAGGCATCCGCTACGGCCCCATCGCGTCCCAGAGCACCTCGTAACGCAGATCAATCGGCTGCGCGGGTCCTCGATAAACTCTCAGCAGTGCGTCGATGCGTTGCGTGTCCACGCGGTTCACCCAGACATCGAAGCTGGAGCAAACCTTGCGATCCACGAATGGCTGCATGGCGACGCGAATGTAGTTCTCGACCATCATCACGGTGGAGCCCTCGCGCGCCGATGCCGGGTTGATCTTGGCGCGGCGCAGCAGCCACAGCTTCGAGCCGATGGGCCAGCCGTTCCAGATCAGCTCGGCGTCGAGATCGCCCCACCAGCCGCAGCGATCGTTGCTGTCAGGATCGGGCAGCACATCATCAGGCGCGGCCAGCGCGTTGGTGCCGAGCGCAACGCAGACCGCTGTCGCCAACGCCTGCGAGTCGTCCAGCGTGCCATCGGGCAGCAGCAGCCAGTCCAGCGTGACGGAATATTTCGGAAAGATATTGTTCTGGACCAGCCGGATGTCGGGGACATTCGCGGCGCTGCTCATCGCTCACCCGACCTTGGCGTAGACGTTGACCGAGAGTCCTGCGTCGGTGCCGACGCGCCCGAAAGTGGCTTCGCCTTTCTTGGCCCCGAGGTAGACCTCGCCGCCGACGACATGCACATAGATTTTTCCGTCATCGAGCATCAGGTGCGCTTCCTTGCCCGCGAGGCGCGTGGCTCCAGCGGTGACATCGACAAAGCGGCTGGCCTTCTGGTTGTCCTTCTTGAGCGATTCCTGCCCGCGCTTTTGCTGGCCGCCCTGCGATCCGCCAGCGCTGCCATCGAGCGCCTGCACGCCCGCGCCACCGCTGCTCTGGCTGGAATTGCCTTCGCTGTCCTGATCGACCAGCGCCATGCGCACGGTCTTGTTCTGCGGCGCGCTCCAGAATCCACCATCCTGCGTCATGTGGAATTGCTGCTTGTCGCCGCGCCCGCGAAACATCGCGGTGTCGCCTTTGTCCAGCTTGTAGAGCCGATGCCGCCGATCATCCATCGGGCCCGATGCCGGGAAGGATCGGTTGCCGCCCATGAATCCGATGAAGGTCTCGGCGCTCGCGGTGATCTTGCCGTCCTGCCCCTTCTCGGCATCAAACACCACGCTGGTGAAACCATAATTCTGCGCGGCCTCGATCTCGGAGCGGGTCTCGTTGGCCATAAAGTTGCCGCCCATCTCCTGCATCAGCTTGGTGTCGTCCACCTTATCGACGACGCTGCGCGCCCCGCCTGCGGTATAGGCGCGGATCGAAGTATTAAGCGGCGTGGCCCGGTGCATAGTCTGCTCCTCTAGCCGGGGTTGAAGTTCGCGCGATCTCGCAGCAGCTCGGGGTTCACCAGATCGAGCGTGGTCAGCGTCCCGGTATTGTTGTCCTGGGTGAATGTGCAGTTCTGAATTTTCATATTGTTGTTCAGCATCGCCATCGGCGAGTAGACGAAGACATCATCGCCTGCGCGCCAGAGGCTGGAGCCATCGCGCAGCCAGCCTTGCACCACGATGGTTGCCTGAATCGTGGTGCCTTCATGCCAGACGCTTTCGTTCTTCGCGCGGGCCTGTATCTCGGCCTGCGTCTTCACCGGCTGCTCGGCGGCAGTGATCAGCTTGCTGAACACCGGGGATGAGCCGCCGACCTTGCCGGTCAGCTCGCTGGCGGCAGTGCCTGAATTGTCGTCGCTGGCTGGTGCCTGCCCATCGACCCGATATTCGGTATAGGTATGCTCGTGCGTGATCACGCACTGGCATGATTTGATGTTCTGGCCTTCCACCAGCTGGGCCACGACAGCCCCGGAATGATCGCCGATCAGCAGGAAGTTGCCCTGACTATCCGAGCCCATCACCACGCCGCGAGGTCGCGCGATGCGTTCAAGGAAGTCCCAGACCAGCTCGCCCTTTTCGTTCTGCAGCTTGTCGAACGGCGTCATGTCGGGCAAGCCGATCACTTTCAGCCCGACGCCATAGGAGGAGATCACCTCCTGCGCCACCTGCACGATGTTCTTCTTGTCGAAGTTGCCGGTCTTGGTATCAACGCTTGAGCGCGCCGCCCAGGCGGTGGCGCTCTTGCCGATCAGCATCACGCCGTGCGCGTGCGCGTCATAGGCGACCTGTCGCGTCTCGATGTAGCCGCTGACCGCGCGCTGCCCAGCCAGATCGATGGTGCATTGATCACCCGGCTTGAACTGCAGCTTTGCGATCAGCGGGAAGGGCCCGCCCTTCTTGTTGATGATCGGGTCGCGCTCGGCTGCAGTGAAGCGGAAATAGGTGAAGCTGTCGGCCCAGCGGTGCTGCACCCAGACCGATTCCCAGTCTTCGAACTTCTGGCCGTTGACTTCAAGAACGGCGACTTCTTGCGGTTTCGGCATGATGATCAGGCCGACAGCGCTTGGCCGCTCGGCTGGCAGAAAGCCGGATGCACGACCTTGTTCTCGGCGCGCAGCTCATCGCTGCGCGAGGCGTCGGCATAGAGTTTGTAAGCCATCACCAGACTCGGCAGCGGCTCGTAAAATCTGAAGTTGACCACGCGCGGCAGCGGTCGCGCGGTCGCTGCCAGATGCTGAGTGACGGCACCATGCAGCGCCACCAGCATCTGGAAAGTCATCTGGTCCATATCGTCGGCGGCGATCTCCTCGGCGTCCTGGAACGGCTGCTGCAGCTGCTGCTTGATCGCGGTGACATCCTGTCGGCTGACAAAGGTCATGCTGGCGATGATGCGGCACTGCGCGGCGAGGCAAAGCCGGATGCCCGCGTCCATCACCAGCGCGCCGCCCAGCGTTACCGGGGCCTCGCCCTCGATCTGCTGGCGGACATACTCCAGCTGCTGCGCCTTCGCGCCAGCCTGCCGCGCCAGCTCGAAGCATTCATCGAGCGGCGGGCCCAGCGCGTCATCGATGCAAAGTTTGTAAGCGTTTGCCCGCGTGTCGCTGATGGCGGTGCGGGCTTCTGATCCGGCGCGGCCCTGCGATGGCACGGTGCCAAGCAGATTGGTCAGCATCCGGTCAACTATCGGTGCGGCTTCATTGGCGTCGAGCCGCTTCATCGGTTGAGCCCAATCGCTGGCGGCAGCGGCAGAGCTGACAGCGAGCGCAGCACCTGAGATCGCAGCGCCTCGCTGGTCTGCACAATCGCGGTGGCAGTGGCGGCGGCTGGCGCAAAGGTCTGCGGATCGAGCCCGTACTCCATGAACGTCATGTCGATCACGCAATAGCCGCCGAAGCGCTCCTCTTCGGTCAGGCGATAGCGCGGGCAGACCACCAGCTGCGAGGCCTGCGTCGGCAGCTGCAGCGTGCCTGGACCTTCGGCCTCCAACTGCCTGACCAGCTGATCGCGCGGCTGGCGGTAGTCGCGCTGATAGAGCGAGTCGCCGCTGTCGTAGGGAAACACGATGCAGTAGCCGCGCACGTTGAACTCGCGCGCAGCTCGGCCCATGTCCTCGGCATAGGGCAGGTCCTTTTTCGGGAACTGATGCTGCACGATCCTGCGCCCGCTCTCGCGCCCGTTGGCCTCGCAATGGAAGCGAGCGCCATTGAACGAGGCGGGCATCAGGCTTTGCCGCCACAGCGCGGGCAGATCGAAAATGTTGCTCATATCGGCGGGCTCTCCATTCCCGGCCCTCGGCGCGCGGGCTCCATCTGCGTCTGGCGATTGATCTCGACATTCTTGAACAGGCCGCCGCCTTCAGCGCCGACGCTGGTGCCCTTCGGCGCGTTGACATCGACACTGATCTTGCCGGTGCCTTCGACCTTGGTGGATGCGGCCTGCGTCTTGTCGATCTGCTGGCGATCCCGAACCGCCAGCGCGGCGCGCTTCGCGGTCAAGCCTTCGTCGGCTTCCTTGTGGCCCGGATTGACTTCGCCATGTCCGAAGATCGGCGTGTTCGGATATCGCAACGCCATAAACTTCGCATAGGCCTGCGCCTGCTGCGGCGTGACATCCTTGTCGTCCTTGGCGATGATCTCCATGCCGACGACATTGCGGTTCGAGAGGCCTGCACCCTTGCCCCAGCCGGTTCTCATGTGCGACGCGCCGGGGCTGCCGGTCTGGACGATGTTGCCTTCGCGATCCATCACATACTGAACGCCGAGGCCGCGCTGGCGCAGCGTGTTCTGCACGCCCGCAACGCTGCCGCGCCCGCCAGTATGATGGGTGATGAAGGCTGCAGGATCACCGCCGCCGACTGCGCTCACTCTCGGCGGCAGATCGCCCGCTGGTGTGTCGCCAGCGCCAGCGCCGCTACCTGGGCCAGCGGTCTGCCCGTTCGGTGCTGGACCTCCCGGCAATCCCTCGCGCGGCCCGACGCCGACGCGTGCTGCACCGTGGTACGGACGCCAGCCGGTCTTCCCCACATTCGACAGCGCGTAGTCGATGGTCGCTTTCTCGTTCGCCGGATCGAGCGGATCGAGGCCGGTCTTTTTCTGAAACTCGTTGCCGAGCCCGCCGCCTGTATAGAGCTGGAATGCACCGCCGGACTTGCCGCGATCACCGAGGAAGGTCCGCAGGCCTTCCGACTTCGCCACGCGAACCGCTGTATCGGGATCGACGCCATACTTCTTTGCGGTCTCGCGGATATAGGGCTCCATCCCGCGCGGATCGTCGCCCTTGCCGAGCGAGATCGGTCCCTTGGTGTTCGGCGTGCCGCCACCGCCGCCGCCATGCGCTGGTGTCGATCCTGCGCCTGCGCCCGAGCCTGCACCGACATCGCTGCCATAGGGCGCGCTCCGGCCGAGGTCGGCATAGCCGCCGCCGCCGAAGGGGCGGCCCATGCCGCCGCCACCGCGCGGCCCAAAGGGCCCGCCGCCGCCCGGACTGTAGGCTGCAGGGATGATGCCGCCGCCGCCAGCGCCGCCACCGAATCCGGTCGGCTGGTAGCCGCCGCCGCGCAGCAGCTCGGTCAGCTGCTTGGTGGCCTCGGTGTTCTTCTCCAGCTCCTGCGGGACGCGATCTTTCCATCGATCCTCGAATGACCTTCCGCCACCGCCGCCGCCGATGCCGAACTTGTCGAACTTTTCCTGAATGCTCTCCTTGGCCTTGTCGGGCCGCAGCAGGTGCTCCTCCTGCACTTGTGTGATCTTCTTGGTGAGGGAATCGAGCGCGCCCTCGGCCAGCTTCAGCGCGGTGATCAGGTACGGGATGAAGGGCTGCTTCATCGACTCGACCAGATCGTCGTACTTCTTGGTGACCTGTCCCCACTGGTTGGCCAGCGCCACCGCGTTGGCCTGTCGCGCATCGGCGAGTTTCTGCTCCTCGGCGCTCAGCTTGGTGAGCGCGCCAGCCGCAGCCAGCTGCGCGTTGTAGCCCTGCAGCTGCCAGAAATTGTTGCGGCGGTTGGCGGCTTCCTGCTCGCTGGCTCCCGCCCTGATGGCGTTGCGATAGACCTGCTCGCCCCCCTCGCGGATGATGTTGAGCTGGGTGGTGATGTCCTTCGCATGCGTCAGGCGGTCGAGATAGGCCTGCATGTTGGCGACCGACTGCGCATCGGGCCCTGCGTTCTTCAGCAGCTCCAGCCGCAGCTGACTGCCTTGGCGCTGCAGGTCCGCGATCTTCGCCGACACCGCGCTCACCGAATTGGCGGCGGTCTCGCCCGAGATGCCGAAGGCCTTCAGCTGCTCGATGACATCCTTGTATTGCGAGGGGCTCACGCCGATCTGTTTCGCCTGCTGGTTCAGCGTCCTGATCTTCTCGGCATATTCGACCAGCGCCTTGCTCTGCCGCATGATCTCGAAGCCGAACAGCGCGAGCCCCGCGGCGCCAGCGGCCAGCCCGCCGCGTAGCATGCCGAGCCCCTTGAAGGTCTCGCCGATCTCGTTGCCGAGGCCCTTAATCTTTTGCTGCAGCTCGCCGGTTTCGCGCTTGAACTTTTCGAGATGCTGCTGACCAGCGCCGCTGCCGAGCAGCTTGACCTCTTCATTGAGTTTCGTCAGCCCAGCCGAAGCGTTGTCGGCCAGCGTAACTGTTAGGCGCAGCTCTTCCTGTTCAGTGGCCATCAGTCATCATCATCTGCTGCTGCCTGCTGCGCGCGGTCAATCTGCGCGGTGCGATGCAGGTGCAACCAGACATCGCTCAGCGGCATCGACAAAAACACTTCAGGGCTGACGTGATACCAGCGTGCCAGGCGGTAGCAGTCGAGGATGATCTCCTCCTCGCTGCCTACCAGGCCGCTGGATCGGGAAGAAAACAACGCCGCAGCCGGTAGGCGCAGCTGTTCCAGTCGCGCGGGTCCATCTCCTCGATGAACGGCGGCAGCACTCCCGACAGCGCTGCGATCATGTAGGACATCTTGCGCTCGTCGATCAGCACATCACCGTCTTGATTGACGCGGATCGGATTGCCATAGCGGTTGATGTCACCAGCTCGCGGCTCGCGCAGCGAGATTTCCCTGACATCCTCACCGCGATTGTTGCGGATCGGCTTATAGATCAGTTTGACGATGATGGGCCACTCATCCTGCTCCAGCGGCCCCACTTCATCCGGGGACGGCTCGATCTCGGGCGGCGGCACCGCCCGCTTGGTGCCGCTCGGCGGGATGATCTCGGGCTCGGGCTTGTCGTCCACGAAGCCCTCATGTCTCGGCTTGACGTTCACAGGGCCATCTCCTCACACGTCAGGCCTTCCCAGCGCACGCGGACCTGACCATCTCGGGTGTTGTTCTCGAAGCCGCCCTTGCAGGTCGCGCTGGTGAGCACGTACTGCATGCGGTTGGCAAGCTGCGCGACCACCGTGACATCGGTCTCGGCGAGCAGCGTCTCCAGCGACAGGCCGGGGACGGTTGACAGATCGCCCTCGATGTACGGCACGCGCGGCAGCTCCTGATAGCCATGCACGCCGTCCTGTCCCGCGATCATGGTGCGCTCGACGGGCGACGGGCTGACCGTGAAGTTGCCGCGCAGCGCCAGCTGATCGCCATCGACGGTCAGGAAGGCGATGCCCGCGATTCTTTGTGCCATTGTTCAGTCTCCTCTGGAGTTGCGGGGTGAGATCAGGAAGCGCCCGACGCGGCGTTGAACGGCGGCGACGGCTGGCCGATGATCTGGCTGTCGATGCCTCGGTCGTACTGCAGCCTGAACTGCGCCAGCACCGCGAAGATGCGCAGCTGGTTGATCAGGTCAGGCGGATACAGGACGTTGACGCGGTTCGGATCGTTGGGGTCGCGCTCAACGATCAGGTGCTGCTTGAAGGCCGCGAGGTTCTCGACAAGGCCGACATACATATCCTGCTGATACTCGGAGACCAGCTCGGCCTTGATGATGCCGGGAGTGACGATGGCCTGACCTGCGCCGAACTTGGTGCCGTCATCAGCCAGCTTGTGGCGCGGGAATTTCGACGTGATGGCGTGCTTCTGATTGCGCAGCAGCTTCGCCAGTGTCGCGAGCGTCGTCACCAGCTCTTAGGCATCATCGGGCTGGCCGTAGAGGTTGGTCTGATACGTGGTCTGCTCTCGCGCGATCATCGGCTGGTTGTCGGCACCGATCTTTGCGATGGCGAGGCCATTGGATGCCAGCGAGTTCAGCTCAACGAAGTCGAACCGCTCGTGGATCGGCGCGGCCTTGATCTGGTTCAGCGTCAGCGCCTGCAGCGGACGCGCCGGATCGTTGATCAGGGCTCGCTGCGCCTTCGCAGCATAGGCCGCCGCCCACTCGAATGAAGGCGAGGGCGAAGCGACTTCCAGCGCCATCACCGACTCGACGCCGCTGTTGTACTGGTCGCCGAACAGCACGAGATCGGCATAGGTGCCGCGCTTGGCCGAGAAGACATGGCCGAACAACTCGCGCTGCCAGCCCCAGCGGCCCTGATCGGTGAAACCATATTCCTGATCCCACGCGAACAGCGAGTTGCTGTCGGTGTACGGCATTGCGACATATTCGAACGGCTCTTCGCCGAGGTTGATGATCGCGTTGTCGAAGTCAGGCGCTCCGGTGCCGCCAGTCAGGAATGCGGTCGAAGGCAGATCGATGCCGAGCCCGATGGGAGTCTGCTCGCCGCCTCGGCTGCCGTAGTAGTTCAGCGAGACGCTGATGTCGTTGGCGTTGACGCTCTTGAACACCGAGGTGATGGTGACCGCGCCAGTGACGGATGCAGCAGTGACAGGAAGCGCCACGTCCGCATTGATCGCAGCGGCGATGGCGTCGGCGATCTCGGGGATGGTGTCAGTGGTCGAGACCTGCACCGGAACATGCTCGCCCGCGATGTACAGATGGATGGTGCCAGCAGCAGTCGGCACGGTGGTGATCGTGACGTCGCCAGTGGCAGCTGCCGCGCCGACCGGCTCGGCGACCGGCAAGCCCCAGACCTCGTTAGCGAAGTTGTTGGCGAAGAACGCCTTGAACATTCGCGCCAGCTCAGAGCCTTCACCGAAAGCCTGATCGGCCTGCGCCTGGCTGCCAATCGGAATCGCGATGTCCTCGGTGGCATTGCCTGCGGCGACTTTCATGCCGACCAGCAGCGCCCGCAGATTGATGGTCGGCAGGCCTGCCATCGACGGATCGACTTCGACCCAGTAGAGCGGCACCTTGATATTGGCGGGGATGTTGGCAAAGCTAATCGGCATAGCGTCCTCCTATGATCGCGCCTGGTTACGCAGCGTCGTTGCCGCCCTCGGGGCGTGCGCCGTGCTGCGGTCTGCGGCGCTCTTGCGGTTTCGATTGCTCTTGCTCGGCGGGCTCGTCGCGCGTGATCGAGCCATCGGCCAGCCTGCGCTTGGTGAAGCGATCATTCGGCCAGACCTTGCCGCCCTCGGCAGGGAAGCCGCCGCCCTTGGGATGCTTCAGCACCGCGCGGTATTCTTCCTTGGCCGGTGAGACGCGGATGCCGGGAGCGACGGTTTCGGCGATCATCTGCACGCGCTCGTTCTGGCGCTTTCCGCGAAGCGCGACCTTGCTCATAACCCTCATTGCTTTGTCTCCCTCTTCATGGCCTTGCGAAGTTGATCGAACTGGTACTGGACGTGAATCTGCTGGCGCTGATCCATGTCGGCCTGCGAGTCACCGGGCTTGATGCCGGTGACCACATCGATGGTGTTGAGATCGTCGGTGATGATCGGCGGCCAGCCGCTGCGGAAGAAAATTGAAACGTCGTATTGCAGCTCGGCGACCGGCGTTTCGTTATTGAGGCCAGCGGCTCCGAAGACATGGCGGCGCACGCCGCGTGGCAGGCTCTCGATCATGGTGTTGTCAGGCAGGCTGCTGAGCACCACGTTCATCAGCTTCTGATCCGGCCAAAGCCGGTTCATGATCCTCCACCAAGCCGCATCGATCTGCGCCTCGGCGGCAACCTGATCGTTATTCGCGACCACCACCGAGAAGCCGATGCGCAGCGTATGGCTGAAGCGGATATGTCCCGCGTTGCCATCACCATCCGGCAGCATCTGCTCCTCGATGATGTAGACGCCCAGGTACGGCAGCAACTGATGCTGCACGCTCAGCATCTTGGTCTTGCGCGCGGTGTAGCTGGCGAAGAACGGATCGGTGCTCACCGCATCGAACAGCCCGTCGCGAATCACCAGCGAGTAGGACTGCGTGTCGGTGAGGCCCATGTCACATGATCGTTTCGAACTTTCGGATGGTCAGCATGGTCTGGCCGCCGCCATCGCTCGATGCATCGGTGATCTGGTATTCGCCGCGCGGCACGTTGTTGCAGTCCTTGGGGATCACCAGATGATCGTCCTGCTGCGGCAGCACGCTGAACTCGCTCTCGCGGATATCGAGGATCGTGCGCTGGTCGGAATAGAGTTGCCCATCGAGGCCAGCGACATCGAGGCTGTAGGTATTGAGGATGCCGCGCCGCGTGTAGTCAGGCTGCCCCGGCTGCGACTTGATCGGCTTGAACACGACAGGCACCGCCCAGAAGTCGAAGATCGGCCCCTGCAGCAGCACATCGAGATTCACGGCCATTTGGTTGCCCCAGCGAGCAGCCTTTTCATTCGCTCAACGAGCTGATCGAACAGCGAGGCCCGCAGGATCGGGCGATTGCTGCGCACCACCGGGCCCGCCTGCTTGGGCCGATGCTGCTGCGGTGCCTGATGCCGCCGCTGCCTGACATCAGTGCGCGAGCGCGGCCAGATCGAGGTGGCTGCGACAGTCTGGTCGCTGCCTGCATCGACCTGCATATTCGGATACTGGCGCTTCATGTCCTCGCGCTGCCAGTTCTCCAGCTCCTGCGGCATGCTGGTGTGCAGCTCGGTGATCTGCGCGCTGTACTTGTTCAGCTTGGCCAGCAGCTGATCGACGCCCTCGATCCTGACCTCAAACATAGAAGCGCATATATTTGTAGAGCAGCGCGTTGACGGTCTCGGCGGCATCGCCGAGCATCCCCATCACGCCGCTGGTCAGGGCCTTGTTGGTATCCATGAACTGCACGCGCGACTCGCGGTGCGTGATCGATTTGATCCCGGCGACAGCTGCACGGACCCGCTGCATGCGCGCCGCCTGGATCAGCAGCGCGGTCGCCTGCTTCAGCGCGGGTGGGGCTTCGTCGGGCAGATTGTAGCCGCCGCTATAGGTGACGGTGATCGGCTCCGACCACGCGCCATCGATCCGCATCGTGCCGGATCGGTTCTCGATCTCATAAGCGGTCGGATCGACCAGCGCACCGCGCGGCGATTCCACGGTCGTCACATCGCCATCGGCGACCGGGTAATGCGTGAGGAAAAGCCGGGGACAATCGAATGGCATCGAGTCGCCGCGCCATGTCTCGGCGACCTTCTCGAAGCCGAAGACCCGATTGCACATCGTCGCGACCACATCGCTGTAGTGCTCGATGTCCTGCTGCAGCGCGGCGTCCTCGCTGGTGTCGCTGGGATTGATGTTCAGCATTAGCTTCAGCTCGTCGAGCGTCAGCAGATCGTAGCTCTCGGCCTCGGTGATCACCTTGACCCAGATGTCGGCCATCAGCTCGCCTCGTCCTGGAATTGCACGAACAGCTCGCGCAACTGCAGCGGTGCGGCCTCGCTGGTGTCCGACAGGATCGGCGTTGCGGTGTAGGCCTCGCGGTCGATTGTCCAGCCGATGATCGAGGGCGCAGGCAGGCCGCGCTCGCCGCGCGCTCCCGCTTCGCCACGCGCACCGGGCGGGCCCTGCTTGCCGGGGCGGCCAGCGCTGGCGATCAGCTGCCAGCCTTCGCCGGGGCACGGCCCCGGATCATCGCTGCGTGCGATGAAGCTGGAGCCGCCAAGGGCTACGATGTTGAGGAACGAATAGTTCTCTCCCTCGCGGTAGGTGCCGAGAATTTTCGGCATCACTGCATCGCGTCCCTTGGCGGCGATCAGCTGCCAGTCCTCGTGCGGCGGCGCTTTCGCGGTGTCGCATCGAGCCTGATAGGTCGAGCCCTGATGCAGGACGAGATCGCCATCGTAATGGACCGAACCGTCTTCATAGGCTCGCGCCGTCTTCAACTGCCCCGGTGCGCCCTTCTCACCGGGCGGGCCCGCTTCGCCGCGCTCGCCGGTTTCGCCTTTTTCACCGGGGACACCCTGATCGCCTGCAGGGCCCGACTGGCCTTGCTCGCCCGCTTCGCCTTTTTCGCCGCGCTCGCCGGTTTCGCCCTTTTCACCGGGGACACCCTGATCGCCTGCAGGGCCCGACTGGCCTTGCTCGCCCGCTTCGCCTTTTTCGCCGCGCTCGCCGGTTTCGCCCTTTTCACCGGGGACACCCTGATCGCCTGCAGGGCCCGACTGGCCTTGCTCGCCCGCTTCGCCTTTTTCGCCGCGCTCGCCGGTTTCGCCCTTTTCACCGGGGACACCCTGATCGCCTGCAGGGCCCGGCTGGCCTTGCTCGCCCGCTTCGCCTTTTTCGCCGCGCTCGCCGGTTTCGCCCTTTTCACCGGGGACACCCTGATCGCCTGCAGGGCCCGACTGGCCTTGCTCGCCCGCTTCGCCTTTTTCGCCTTGCTTGCCATCTTGGCCTCGCTCTCCGTTGTCGCCCCGCTCCCCTTGCGGGCCCTGCTCGCCGCGCTCTCCGCGCTCGCCCATGGGCCCGATCTCTCCGCGCTCGCCAGTATCCCCGCGCTCGCCACGCTCGCCCTGAAGGCCCTGCAGGCCCTGCAGGCCCGGATCACCATCGCGGCCATCTGCGCCGTCCTTCAGCTCGGCCAGCCGGTCGCTGACCTGCTGCTGCAGGGCGGTGAGCTGCTCGCGCGCATAGGTCATCACCAGCTGGCGCAGCTCGATCACTTCGCCGCGCAGCTTCAGGATCGCGGCCTCGCTCTGCGCCTCGATCAGCTGGCGCTCGCGCTGCCATTGCTCGCGCTGCTTGTCGAGCACATCGGCCAGTGCCTCGCGCCACGCCTCAAGAAGAAAGTCGGCGGCGTCCGATCCGGTCGGCACTGGCAATGAGGCTTCGGACTTCCCGTTGGATTGCATCGCGGTCGCCCTTTTCTGGAGGCGGTGGCTTGGCATCGTCATTCGCGGCAGCAGCAGCAGCGGGCGGTGCGGCTGGTGGAGCTGGAGCTGCCGGAATCTTGTCAACGGCACTGAGCGGAACGACTTGCTGCTGCACGCGCGGCTCGTCGCCAAATTTGACGGCATCGAGGCCCTCGGTCTGACGGGCTTCATTGGGCGCATAGATGCCGCCCTGAACACCACGCGCCAGCGCTTCGATGCGGTCTTTCAACGCCGAGCGCAGCAGCGCCGCCGTATCGAACTCGACATACTCGTCGGGCTGGCCTTTGAGACCGAACAGCAGCCCGATGGATTCCTCGATGTGGTTGAGCGCGAAGCCGAGGCCGGACGCGATCCAGCTCTGCATCAGCAGCTCGGTCGATGAAAGGTTGTTGCCGCCGATGCCGAGCACCTGCAGCGGAATGCGGAAGGCGAGCGCGATGTGCTCATTCGACAGCTTCAGCATGTCGGCAGTCGCAGCATCCTTGCCGCCCTGCGCCCATGGCTGCACCTTCAGGCCTGCGGTCAGGATCGGCGTGCCGCCCTGATGCAGCCCTCGCGCCTGCTCGTTCCAGCGGTCGCGCAGCGCCTGGACCTGATCCTTGTCGAGCACCAGATCGGTCGAGAGCACCGCCGAGGGCCGCGCCTCGTTCATGTAGAACCTGAGTTGCTGCTGCGCGATGGCCGCGCCCATGCCGACATCGCTATAGGCCGCGACAATCGGCGACTCGCCGACCAGCGGAGTCGGGAAGCGCTGGCGCTGGGTGTGCAGCCGGATGTGCAGCACGTCGCGCGCTGGCACGATCAGCGCCTCTTCGCCGAGCCGCCTGCTGATGATGTCATTGCCGCCGAGCTGATAGAAAATATCGCCGGTCGTCGCCAGCCGTGGATAGGACAGGCGCGGGTTCATCAGATGCAGCTCGTTGATCTCATAGCGGTCATTGCGCAGCGCCAGCGCATAGGCATTGCCGTCGAGATAGAGCGAGCGCGTGCCGTTCAGCAGGAAGTCGCTGATCGATTGATAGTCGTTGGGATGGCGCAGGATACGGGACAGGGCCGAATTGGTGATCCGGTCCCGCCCGTTTTTCGCATTGAGCCGCCAATGATCGCCGGGGCACATCGCGACCGTTTGCGCATAGGCCGAGACGCAGGCCTCGACCATTGCCGATTGCGACGACAGCGACAGAACATCATAGCCGTTCTGCCACCAGTTGATGGAGTTGCCGACATCGGCTGGCAACCATCCTCCGGTGACAGGAAGAAACCACGGCCCCGCATGCGCTTCGCCTTCGGCTTTGGACACAAGCGCAGTGCTGCGTCCTGCCTTGATTCGCACGCGAGGCTTGGCGGCGGTCTCGGTCATTCGTGCTTCGCACCCGCCGTGTCATGTTTCCCGGCAGGTGCCGGGGCCGATGTCCGCGTCGAGTAGTCGCCGCGCTGAGCAGGTTGCGGCGACGGCTTGGTCACGCGGGTCTGGTGATGCGGCGACGGCTGACCGGGCGGCGGCGCATTCGGATCGGGCGGCGATCCATCCGGCTCGTGCTCGTCGAGATGCTCGCCCTCTGCCGCGAGGTCATTCTCCTCCTGCGTCGGCGTCGGCTTTGCATTGGCCATCGCCTCGCGTTGCTCGGCCTGCTTCTTTTCGCGGGCCGCCTTCTCGTCAGCGAGCCGCTTCTTGGTGGCTTCGACCTTGTCGGTGTCGGTCATGTCTGAGGTCTCCTTTCGAGAGAGTGGACCGCTTACCAAGTGACGCCGCTGACGACAGCGACGACGCCGGGGCGGCGGATGGTCCAGTTGATCGGCAGGATCAGCCGCAGCGCGAGGCTGTCGGTCTGCCAGAGCGACTTGACCGGGGTTGCAGGGGTGCCAGGCGCAGCGCCACTGACGATGTCGGCGGGCGCGGTGTCTTCCAAGTGCAGCGTGGCTTGATCGCTGATCTCGAAGCGCGGGGCTTCGCCACCGACCGCAACGAAGTCTGCGGCATCGATCACGACCACCTCACCGAGCGGCACGGTGCCGGAATCGATGATCGGCCAGCCGCCGAGCTGGCCTCGGCTGACTTCCTCGCGGAACGGGAAGGCACCGACGCCCGGAGCCGCCGTCAGCGAGATGCTGTTGACCTGCTGCGGGTTCATCAGCCAAGCCGGATTGCGCACGTTGCCCTTGGTGCCAGTGAGCAAGGCACCAGTGAGCTGCTTGATGTCGCCGACCAGCGCACCGAAGCCGCCGCCTGCAGTAGGCGTCAGCGGGGTGATGCCGTTCAGGATACCGGGCGGCCGGATCAACGTCGCCGGGTTGGTGTCGAGCAGGATGCTATCGAGCGAGATCGCGGTGTCCTGCGAGATCGCATCGCGCAGCAGGCCTTCGATGGCGGGCACGGAGTGCTCATCGATCTCCTTGGTCCAAGTGGTGATGACCGCCATCTTCTTGGGCGTCAGGGTCTGCGACGTGAATGCGCCCTGACGAACCGGGATCGGCATGCCTTCGCCGACGAACGAGCCAGCGATGGTCGGCGTCAGCGAGCGGGTCGGAATGATGATCCTGCCGTTGCGGCCGAACTCCAGCGAGAGCCCGAGCGAGGACAGACGCGGGAAGACCGACTTCGGCATCAGCGTCTGCATGAAGTCGGTAACGATCTGCTGCAGCAGCTCGGCGGCCCAGCCGGTGACCGTGGTCATGGCAGGAGCCGTTGCCGCGCGGGTTGCCCAATCGAGCACGGCGCGCGTCTGCTCGTCGTCGCCGTAAATTTCGCGCATCATGGCATCGACAGGCTTGCGATGGATGTGAGCGAACAGCTGCACGGTGCCAGCGCGCACCAGCAGCTCAATCGGCTCGACCTTCTTTTTCGGAAGGTTGAACGGCCTCGCGGGCTGATGCGTCGTCGCCGCCGTTGCGCCGCGCGACAGTACGACAGTGCGGCCATCGTCGGACTGTTGGCCGAGGCTCTTCTCGGTACCGCGCAGGGCTTCGAGCGTTTTCTCTTCCCGCTCGATCTTCTCATTGAGGTCAGTGGCGATCTTCAGCTGATCGTCGCTGACATTGGTCTCGTCGGTCTTTTCCCAATGTGCAGCAAGCTGATCGCGCAGCGCGTTGACGCGCTGTTCGGCAGCGATAATCCTTTGAGCAAACGACATTGTCGTGCCCTTTCTACCAGTCGATGAATTGTCGGCTTGCCCGCCAGTGATCCCGCGCCGCTTGATGCCGTCCGTTGCGCCTTTCCCGGCGAAGACGAGATCGATTGTTGCGGGGGAAATTTTCAGAGCCTTGGCGACCGCGAGCGCATTCGGATTCGCGGGCACCGAGACGACGCTGGTCTCGACCAGCTCGCTCTTGGTGAAGAAAACTCCGTAGTCGGATTCGGCGCGCGGCTTGCTCTCCTTCGGCCTGAAGCCGACCGAGACGGCGCGCAGGATGTCGGCCTCGATCAGCCGTCTGATCTCATCGATGCGATCCGAGGTGCCATCCGGGGCCAGCTCCAGAGTGCCGCGCAGCTGCTTGTCCACGACGCGGACATTTTTCCACTTGCCAATCGGGAAGCTGCTTTGATGGCCGAACAGCGCAATCGGATTTTTCTTGAAGTTCGACAGGTCCCAGCCGTCCGACATGATGACATCGTCCATGCGGTCGGGCGTCTCATCAGAGAGCACGAACTCGAGACCGTTGACCTTGGCGGCGGTGGTCTTGAAGCGGATGCCCTCGGCGGCGCGGTTGTCCCAGATGATCTGACAGACATCCTCGTCGCCGATCTCGTCCGAGCAGCGATCCATGAAGTCCTCATAGGACTCGTCGTCGTCGGGCTCGATGTCCTGCCGCGTCAGGTTCTGGTTGCGCTTCAGCATGGCTCGGCCCTCCCGCAGGCTGCAGGTTGGTTGGATCGATGGGGTGCGAAGGATGAGGAGCGGCTAGGCCGCTGTTTCGACCGCGATGGCGAACTTGGTCTCGGTCTTCTGATCGATTGGATGGGCGCGCGTGCCCGAGCGCAGCTTCAGCCAAGCGATGGCGCGGGCCCAGTTCTCGTGGATGATGATGGTGCTGTTCGGCCTTGCGACGATGGTGATCTCCTCGCCGTTGGCACCGTAGAGATCGTTGTAAAGATTGCCGTCGCTGGAGGCCTGCAGCGTCAGATTCGCAGGCGTGACTCCTGCGGCACGGTGATGCGGACGATCTCGCCAGCGGAGCAATCCACGCCATCGGAAAGCGCTTCGCCTTCGGCAATGGTCGGGCCGTCGATGACTTGCAGCGGCATAGCGGTCTCCTTTTCAGCGGTGGCGATTGGCGGGATGGTTCGGATCGGTCGGCCAGCCATCGGCATCGACTGCGATGTCGAAGCCGCGCGCCTCGATCTGCTGCTTGGTCGAGCTATGGCAGGGCGAGCAGAGACTCTGCAGCTCGCCCAGGCAGAACAGATTCCAGCTTCCGCGATGCGGCTTGACGTGATCGACATGCGTGGCCGCCGTGACGATGCCGTCTGCCGCGCAGAACTTGCACAGCGGATGCGCGAGCAGCTGCTGCCTGCGGCGGCGCTGCCAGAAAGCGGTGTCGTAGAAATGTTTCCAGCTCTCGCGGCTCATCCGATCAGCGCCTCGATATCGACTGGCTTGATGTTGCGATCTCTCGCGCGCAGCCCGAGCAGCATCGAGAGCGCTACCGCGCCGTCGATCCGAAACCGCGCCTTGTCCTTGTCCAGCTTGCGATTGCCAGCGGGATCGCTGGTGGCGACCGCGTTTGCCATGTTCCAGTTCAGCACCGGATTGTTCGGATGGATCAGCTGGCGCTCGATCACGGCCAGCTCCAACGCATCGATAGCGGGGCCCATATCCCTGTAGCCTTGGCCCCAAGGCACCAGCCGCAGGCCGTCGCCGCCTTTTTCGCAGTCCTCGTAAGCCTGCAGCCCGATGCGGTCGAACTCGCGCAGGATGTAATCCATGTGCCAGCGATCATAGGCCATGCCCTTGATGCGATAGCGCTGCGACATCTCAGCGATGAAGAGCGCGACCGCTTCGGGGTTGATCGTCTTGCCGGGGCTGTCATGCAGGCGGCCAGCTTCGGCCCACTCGCGGTAGCGATGCGAGCCCGAGCCGAAGTCGCGGCTTGAATGTTCGATCAGCTTGTCGCGCGGCTTCCAGAAATGTGGCTCGATGCGGCAGGGATCGCTGACCGAGCCGATCATCAGCGCGGTGAGATCGACGGTGCTCGACAGATCGAGCGAGAGATAGACTTCCTCGCCATCCTGCAGCTTGCTCTCGCCCGCGCAGGCCTTCCATTCGGCGCGGCTGATCAGCGAGGCGTGCGGCGAGACGCGCTGATTCAGGAAAAGGTTGCGAACCTTCGGCTCCTCGGCGGGCATTCTGATCGCCTTGCGGATCGATGTCGCAAGGTCCTCATAGTCGCGGAATTTGGCGAGTGCCGGATTCGCCTTGTGCCATTGCTTCTCGTCGCCCAGCTCGCACTCCTCATCGGCGGCGTAGAGATGGCAGACGATGGCCGGATCGACGCCCGAGATTCCATCGTCGATCAACTTCGACATGATGTGCTCGGGATCGTTGCTCTGCGTCGAGATCACGATGAACAGCGGCTCATCGCGAGCGCCGAAGGAAGTATCGAGCACGTCATAGAGGTCGCGGTTCTTCGCCTGGGCCAGCTCGTCATAGATCACGAGGCTCGGCAGATAGCCGTGCTTGGTGCCAGCCTCGGCAGAGATCGCGCGATAGACCGAGCCGGTGCGCCGCGCGATCATGGTCTTGGTCGAGGGCACCAGCTCGATCATCTGGCCCAGCTCGGGATCGAGATCGACCATCTGGCGCGCAAATTTGTAGACGATGGCGGCCTGATCCCGATCATTCGCGGCGGAATAAATTTCGCCGTGGACGATAGCCTCGGGGCCGACCAGATGCGCGAGCACGATGGCCGCGATCAGCGCGGTCTTGCCATTCTTGCGCGCCATCGAGAGGATCGCGCGCCGCACTACGCGCCGCAGCTTCAGCTGGGGTTCATAGACGGCGCGGATGAACAGCTTCTGGAACGGCTCCAGCTTGAAGGGCTCGCCTTGGCCCTTGCCCGAGGGCACGGTAAGTTTCTCGATAAACTTGATGACCGCCGTTGCGCGAGCCCTGTCGCGCTTAGCCTGCGATGAGTCCTGCAAATTTGCTCTGCGAATTGGTAGCCTGCGAGCCCGCGCTGATGCGGCTGCGCGCCGCTGGCGTCAGGCCGAACTCGGCGGCGAAGCGCACCACATCGCCCGCATGCTTGCGCACGATGGAGACCAGCGGATTGACGGCGGCATCGCCGTACTTGGTCTTGATGATCATGCCGTTCATCAGCGGATCATTGCTCTGCATCCGCGCCAGCGATTCCGAGGCCATCCGCCATTGCCCGAAAGCGTGGCAGTAGCAGGCGAGCGCGGGGACATCGACTTTCGTCAGCAGGCCGAGCCGATGCAGCTCGGTCGCGGTGATCCACCACTCATCGGCGGCATAGCCGGTGATGAAGGTCGGCGGCTCGGGGACATCCGGCAGCTGCTCGGGCTGCGGCTCATCGTGCAGCTTGCGCTGGCCTGGATTCCCGCGCAGCAGCTTCAGATGCGTCGGTAGCGGTCGCTTGCCGGGTTTCATTTTCCATTCCTCTCTGTCGCTGGAGCGTGGGGATCGGTGCTGCGCCGTCGCTGTGCCGGTTGGAGCCAGCCATCGCCTGCTTCCCACGCACGCCGCGATACATGGTTGCGCCGCGCGCCTCGATTGCGCTGTAGGGCAGCGGCTCGCCGACGAGGCGAGCGCGAGCTGCCGGATTGAGAAAATAGATGTAGCGCAGCGTGTGGCCTTCGAGCGTCGGGCCGGTGCCGCGCCATCGCCCGCCCGTCGCCGCCAGATGCTGCAGCTTATTGCGCCCGGTGATCTGGCTCATCTTGTGAATGATGCTGCCGTCCTCGGCGATGTGCAGGTCCTTGTTGATCTTGATCGCGGTGAGCAGGAAGCCCGCCGCGCGATAGATCGTGCCGTCGCCGCATTGGCAGGCATCGGCGAAGCTGATGATCCATTCGATATGCGGGTAGTTCTTCCTGATCATGCGCAGCGCGATGCCGAGCGCGCGGCTTTCCGAATTGCGCGGCAGCGCATCGGTGAAGGCGAGCCGGTTCAATTCGAGGAAGCCGTTCCAGCCGGTATCGCGGACCAGATGCACGATGTTCGACTTCTGCAGGCTGGGCCCGAATTGCATCGCGCCCTCCAGCATGCCGTGCAGGAAGACGCCGAGCGACAGCTTCGAATTGCGAACGACCTTGCAGCTGTAATGGACGCGCCGGATCAGCGCGTCAGCATCGCGCTTGGCGATGGGGCGGACCTCGATCTCTTTCGCGCTGGTCATTCGCGCCGCAGCACTTCAAGGGTCATGCCCGCGCCGAGCACGATGAGGCCGACGCTCTCGGGGATCAGCTTGCGGAAGTGATCCTCGATCCATCTGGCCTGCTCGCGGCTCAGCACCTGATCGCATTTCACGACCAGTCGGTCGCCCTCGCGCAGCTCCAGCTTTGCAATTTCAAATCTGGTGGTTTCGGTCATCGGTCGTCCTGGTACGCGCGGCAAATTTCCGCCAGCGCGTTGCCGTTCTGGTTTTTGTTTTCCGAGGCCTCGCTCGGCGGTCCGAGGATCGCCGACGCGCGCTCTATCGCCTTCGCGACCAGCTCGGCCTGCGTCTCGTGCAGGATGAAGGTCATCTGCTGGAAGGGCGAGCGCTCGCCGTCGCTGATAATCGGCATGCCGCCAAGGCCTTCGACGCCTATGCCCATCTCGCGCAGCTCGGTCTCGCTGAAGCCAGTCAGATCGGCGAGGCCGAGCGAGGCGAGGTCGTTCAATTCGACGCGCAGCAGCGCATCGTCCCACTTGCCGTTCTCGGTCAGCTTGTTGTCGGCGATCAGATAGGCCCGCTTCTGCGCATCTGACCAGCCGTGAGCTACCATCGTCGGCACCTGATCGATGCCCAACTGCTCCGCAGCCAGCACTCTCCCGTGGCCAGCGATGATCGTCCCGGCTTCATCGATCAGCACCGGGATGGTCCAGCCCCACTCGCTGATCGAGGCCGCGATCTGCTCGATCTGCTCCTCGGAATGCAGTCGCGCGTTGCGGGCATTGGGCACCAGCTCGCGGATCGGGCGGCGCGATACCTGATCCGCAGGCCAGTTCCGGGCTATTTCGGACGCTCCGAAATGGCTGTTTTTGTCGGGAAAAACGCCCTTTTTGCTCGACTGCTGCATTCCGGCTCCCATGGTCAAGCCCCTGAAAATGCTGCGGTTTTGGCGTTAAGAAGGATCTTCCACCCGGCAACGGGGTACCGATGAAAAGGGCCGTTTTGATCAATAAGTTAGCCTGGACCGCTTCCGCCTAACTGCGTCAGGTTCGGAGCGGTATTTTCGGAACAACCCCATGATCGTATTGCCGAATTTGCAGGCGGAGAACTTTCGTCCTTGAGCGTTTTCTGAATGTGCAGGCGCTAATTTTGGAGCGCCGCCAGCGCTCGGACCCGTCTCGCCAACGGTTAGCGATCCTCCCCCCCGGCCCGTGGCATATTATTCCCCCATGGTTTCAATTGGTTAGATCGCATTCGGGGCACGAACGATGCGAATGCATGGTCAAATTCGGACTACCGGAAGGCCCCGACCGGGCCGAAACGGCCTGATCTGGCTCTCCTTGCGCCCCGTTCACTCGCAATAGAACTAACTTCCACGCAAATAGCGTCGCTGTATCAATGGCGTGTGGCGCCCTTAGCGGCACCCGATGGGGCTTCAGCGCGGGGCCGCCAGCTTGCTGCGGACCTCCTCGCAGCTCTCTGACACGCTGACGAACTTGCCATCGGTAAGGCCGATCATGCAGCGGACTTCGCTGGTGAAGAACTTGCTCTGCTGATCGCCTTCGCGAGCGCCGCGCAGGCTGGTCACCTGATCCGGGTTGATCTCGACCGGATACCCATCAGGGCCATGGAACGAGACGAGGCGCAGCGCGGCAACGACAACAAGCTGGATCATCTCGGTTCAGCAGCCCTTGCAAATGTCCGGTGGTGGCGGCTCAGCTGGCGGCAGCGCATCGAACCGCGACTGCTTCCTATCGGTAGGCCCAAAAGTGCGGCAGGCAACCGCCCAGGCCCAGCACGCCAGCGAGCCACGTCACGATGGCGATGATGCACAGCAGGCCAACGATGATCTGCGCCCATTTGTAGACCATCGGATCGATGCTCCAGCCGAGGAAGCCGGTGATCAGCCAGCGCATCGCATAGGCGACCACGAAGATGATCGCGAGATAGAGCAGCAGGCCCAGAAACGAGATCAGGATCGACATGCCGCGCCTCCACAAAAAAACCGGCCTCAGTGTGAAGCCGGTGAAAGCAATGTTGTGTAGCGTCTGGACACAGGGGCGAGTCACACTTCGAGCCGCACCTGCGCGCGTGAAGAGATCACTCTGGAACTGGAAAATCAATTCCCGGCAGCGGCGGGAAGATGTGATGTGGACCTGTCTGGACCTCATTGGTCAAAATCTGTCGAAAAATATTTTGTCGCAGGCGGGCTCGAGCCTCGGCATAGGACATGCCGCGCCCTTGCTGCTTGGCTTCCAGCCGCCACGCGCGATAGGCCGAATTGAACCACGCCAGCTCGCCTGCGGCTTGCGCCTGCGCGATCCGCTGCTCGATGTATGCGACCGCCGTGCGCGCCCGCGCGAGCACGGTGTCGTGCTCGGTAAGCGCAATGCCCATATGCGCGGCGACGTTCTCGACCTTGCGCTGCGCGGTCCTGGCGGTGGCTACCAGCAGGCCATCGTCGCCTCGCGAAAGGCTGGCGTTGACCTCGCGGCAGATCAGCCTCGCGTCGGTTTTATCCTTCACCCAGTACGCGCAGGTGATCTGCAATGCGGGCCATCTGCGGCGCAAGGCCAGCAGGCTGTGCAGCAGATCGCGCGAGCATGAGACGAAAGCACCTGCAGGCAGCGCGGCAACATAGATCGCGACCACACCGTAGATCGCCAGATATTCCCGCACAGCTCCTCTCGGCAGCATCAGTGCCATCGGGTGCCTCGATCTTATGCGGTTTGTGACAGAACAGCGCAGATCAAAAATATTTCATCGGGAAAAAACGGCAATGTGCACAATGTGACACCGATCACGTTCACGCATCTGAGAAATCGCCCCAATCCGCTCATCTAAGAAATTCTGCGATGACGACGCTTGAGTTCGGGGTGGAATTGTTGAGTTCGGGTGGAATTGTCAGGGTTCAGCAGCAACTTGAGTTTGCCGACTTCGAAGTGCTGCGCAACGCCGTGCAAGATGCGCCAACACCAATGGACATCGTGCAGCTTGGGCAAGGCGAGATGGCCGGGACGCTGGCTCACCTGTCGGTTGGCTCGGTCGGCATCTCGACTGGCTCCTTCACGCGCGGCGTGCGTCAGCGCGGCGTTCTCAGCACGAACCGATGGACTTTCGGCATGCTGCTCGGCAGCTCGGCCTTGCTGCAGCATTTCGAGGCGACACCGGGCGATCTCATTGTGATCGCGCCCGACCAGGAACTCTATTCGCGCTTCATCAACGGCAACCATTATGCAACGACGCTCGTCGCGCCGGACGAGCTGTTCGCGTTTCTCGCCACCCAACCCGGTGCGCAGGATGTCGCGGCGTGGCACCAGCCGACTACGATGCTGGCCAGTGATCGGGCGACGACTGCTGCCAACGTCAAACAGATGTCGATGATATTGGCTGCGCTCACTGAACATGGGCCGAAGCTGTCGGTTGACGCCGCCGATTTTTTCAAGCGCAACATTCTGGAGCTGGTGACCGCGCCCGTGCGCGACACCGTCCGCTATAGGGGTGCGCGGGTGCTCGCGGCAGCAAAGCTGGTGCGGGAGGTGGACCGCTACATGATTGATGCAGGCTCCAGACCCATCCACATTTCCGAACTTTGCGCGCACTTCAGCGTGGGCCGTCGAACGCTGCATCGAGCTTTCAACGAGGTGGTTGGCATCTCGCCGATTGCTTTCATGCGCCGCAAGCGGCTCGGTGACGTGCACACTGTGCTGCTGACGGGCGGGCCTGACGCGACGATCAAGGATGTTGCAATCGAGCATGGCTTTATCGAACTCGGCAGATTTGCTGGCGCTTATCGACGGTTGTTCGGCGAGTTGCCATCGCAGACCTTGCGGCGTGCTCAACATCGCTGATACGCCCCCTTCATTTCGTAGACGACCGACACCCGCCAGCCCTTGAGCTGGCAATGCTCGCGGACCCTGCTGCGCGTCCACCTGCCGCGCTTCATGAAGTGCAGGATCGGCGCAGCCTCGACCACGATGTCATCCCAGAGCACGAGGCCAGCGACGAACTGCCTCGGCTTCGGTGCTCTGATCTGGGCGAGGACTTCGACCATGCGCGGGCCCCCTCAGAACACCGACACGCGGCAACTGCGCAGGCCTCGCGCGATGATGTCGCAGCCCTGATCGTGGCGCTCGCGCCATGTGTCGGCATAGCCGCCGCGCTTGGCTGCGATCCATCCGCTGTCGCGGTCCAGCGAGTGCGCCAGCGCCACCGCGTTGACAGCGCGCAGGAGATGCGCCAGCGGCGCGAGGTACTCGGCGGGCCAGCAGATCGCGGCTTCCATGCGCTGCACCTCGCGGCTTGAAGGCAGCAGCCGGATTCGGTTCTGCAGCGCCTGCGTCCGCTCCAGCTCGCCCTGCGCCTGCTGCGCCAGCAGGTCGTCCCACTCGTAGCAGTAGGCTGGCCACGCCGCCGATCCGCCGCCGCCCATCGGCAGCATCGCCAAGGTCCGCATCGCGTCGCACAGTCGGCGGCCGACATGCGGGCCGTTCCATCGCGGCGGAACCTCGTCCAGCAGCTCGGGCTGGAACTCTTCTTCGTTGATCCTGATCGCTGCTTGCTGCATCTCGTCCTCCTCGGTTCCATCCGCTCCAGTCGCCGGGGCGCACTTGGGGCTCCACTGCTCCAGTCGCGTAGCTAGTCAGCTCACCCCTTTAGGGGTGAGTGACTGGAGCACTGGAGCAAGTGCGCTGCTCCAGTGGTTGCTCCAGTCGTGCTCCAGTCGCATTGACTGGAGCAAAGTCACGGTTCCACATCAGAAACCTCCACGAATTTTCGGCTGCGCCGCTGCTCGTCCAGGCGCTCGACTACCGTCAGGGAACCGGACGAAACCCACACCTTGAGCAGGCCGATGATCTTGGCGCGGTCGGTCTTGTCGGCGGTGCTGAGATCGAGCGCCTTTGCGACAGCGACGCCGACCCAATCGGTCGAGCGCGGGTTCTCGCGCCACGTCCCGCCACGGATCACGATGGCGACCTGATCGAAGTCGCTGCCGGTCACGCCGGTGAGCGGATCGGGCCATTCCCAATGCGTGACGACGCCGACGCTGTCGCCGCCCGCGGGGCCGTTCTCCAGCCAGACGCTTGCGAGCCGGAACCAGTCCGAAGCGACCACGGGCGGCGCAAGATTCGCCTTGTCGTTGAAAGCGCGGAAGAACAGCCGATGATTCTCGACACCAGCCTTCGCGCCGTCCTCCTCGCTCATCTGGTTGAGCGCCCTCGCCACGCGCGCCGCATCGGTGAGCGCCTTGGCTCCCCGGCTCGAATCGGTCGTCACCTCGGTGCCCGCTGGAGCCTTGCGGGTATGATGCACGAGATGGATGGCGCAGTTGGCCAGCTCGGCGACCCGGCTCCATTCCTTCGCGATCATGTCGATGGCTGAATTGTCGTTCTCGGAAACCTCATGGCAGCTGACGAACGGATCGACCTCCAGCACATCGATGCCGTGCTCCCTGAGCTGCTGCACGAGGTTCTCGATCACGGGCCGCAGGATGATCGTGCCGCCGCGAATCTCCTTGGCGATCACCAGCGCATGATCGCGGCCCGAATTGACGAACAGCCGGTCGCTGATGTCATCCACCGTCAGGTGATAATGCTTCGCCGCCGCCTGTATCTTGCGCGTGGTCTCCTCCTGCGGGTCTTCGAGATTCCACAGCCAGACCTTGAGCCTGCGCACCGGCAGCACGCCGAGCAGATCGCGGCCAGAGACCATCGCCAAGGCTTCTGCAGCGATCAGGGATGACTTGCCGATGCCGCCTGGCGCAATGGTCACGGTGAGAAATCGCCGCACCAGCAGCCTTCCGTAGAGCCATTCGCGCAGCGGGATGTTCGCAGGATCGGTCCAGATGTACGGCGCCGCAATGATGACGACGCGCTGCTGCTCGCCTTCCTCGGCGCGACCGCGCTTGCGGCGCGCATCATCGAACGGCACGATGATGTCCGCTGGCGAGAGCGTCTTGTGATCCTCATCCTCAAAGTCTGGCACAGCGAGCGCTCCAGACATCGGCTTCGTCCCAGCCCTCTCGCTTCGGTGTTTCGACTTCGACTTGCTTTCCGGCTTTCAGCCAGCGATCCATGCAAACGCCAGCGGCCTTGTGTCCGGGCCTGCACCAGATGCCGCCGATCTTCTGCAGCGGATCATGATCGGCCCAGATCACCAGCCGGTCGATGTCGCCGATCACCGGGAAGGTCTGGATCAGCGATGTCGAGCCAAGCGCCCATGTCGGCGCGTGATCCATCGCGATGCAGGCAAGCGCGGTCTCCGGCCCTTCGGCGATATGCAGCGTGCTGCCGATCTTCGGCTGCAGCTGCATCGCAGCGCCGCTGCAGGTGCCGAGCATCATGCCCTTGCCGATCTTGCGGCCTTGGCGATCCAGAAACAGCCGCTGAACTGCGGTGACCGCGCGGCTTGAGATCGAGCGCATCGCGATCACCACCGCAGGATGCTCGCCACTTTCGCGCGGGCAAGCCGGATGAAACCGAATGTCCTCGATCTCCATCGCCACTGACCAGAGATCGCGGCTCTCGAAATAGCTTTGTGCGAGCGTGCCCCTGATCGGCTGCGCATCATCGAAAGCGCAGCGCGCCAGCATGCGCATGCGATGCTCGCGCTGATCGCTAAGCGTTTCACGTGAAACTGGTTTTTGTTCTCGATGAGGTTCAGACATATCCGATGAAGACCAAAGCCCGCGCGAGCGAAGCACAACAATTATGTCTACGGGTTCGCAGCCCGCCAAGCATCGGACCTGCACGCTCTCGTGGCCATCGAAGATGATCATGCTCGGGTTGCGATCCTCATGCGCGACGCAGCGGCACTTCCATTGCCTGCCGGATCGCACGGCCCCGAGCGCCTGGGCGAGCTGTTCAGCTGTCATGGCTCACCCCCAATTGCTTGCATGGCAGCGCGGATGAAAGCGCTCGCTGGTCGGTGATCAATGGCGTTACCGAGGGCGCGCAGCTTATCCACGCGGGCGGGAATCCCATCAGCCACGAGACGAAGTCCGGATTTAACGCGCCGCACTTTCCCGTCGATGCGACAGTGCGCGAGATCGAACTGATCACTCCCGAATTGAACACTTGCCGGGGCAATTGATCGAGCCGCTTGCGATTCCGCTCGCGCTTGATCGACATGCCCGGTGTATCCTTCCAGTCTCTGTTCGATGCCGTTGACCAGAAGGCCCACGAACCAGTATCGGTCGCGCAGCTGCTCCGCACCCGCGCATGCGGCCTCGACAGGGAGCGCCCCCACGGCGTAACCCAGCGCTTCCAGATCACCTCGCACAAGTCGGAGCCAGCGAGGAGCGGTCGCAAGTTGTTCGCCAAAGACCGTTGCAGGTCGTCGCTCGCCGATGAGCCGAGCCCAAGTCGGCCAAAGGTGCCGTGGGTCTGCCTATCCAGCCTGCTTGCCGATGAGCGAGAACGGCTGGCAGGGGCAACTTCCTGTCCAAACAGGTCGAGCGTCAGGCCATCGCGCTCCTCGCAGGGCGAGCGACCATCCGCCGATGCCTGCGAAGAAATGGCATGGGTCGAATCCGGCAAGGTCGGCAGGTCGAACATCGACAATTGATCGTGTATCGACTTCGCCGTCGGCGATGAGCCGTTCGTTGATGAGATTGCGCAGCCATCCTGCGGCATAGGCATCGATCTCGTTGTAGTAAGCAGTCACACCAGCCGTTCCTGCGCGACCTGCTTGCGATAGTCCTCGGCAATGGCGTCCATCAGCTCCAGCTCGCGATTCGCCAGCGCTTGCGCGATCTTGCCGCGCTCGACCAGCCGCAGATAAATTCGGCGGCGATATTTCAGCTCGCGTTCGGCGCATTGCAGCTTGTCGTGGGCAGTGATCATGCGTCGCCCTCCAGCTGATCGACGACCGCGCCGACGACCGATGTCGACGCGCCTTGCTATCGCGCGTGATCGCGCTCCTGATGTTGGCCAGCTCGGCCCCGTACTGCAGTGCCAAGGCTGAGCAGCACAGCGCCGTCGCGCGCTATCGCTTCGACTTGCTCGCCGGATTTGCCGCCGTTGATGAAGACCTCACCAAGCGCGCCGTCATCGTAGAAGCCGAGCGTGATGGTGTGGCTCTTGGCGAGACCGCCGAAGCTGATCTCGAAAGTCTCGCAGCTACGGCGCTGCGGCAGGATGCGGCGCTGCATGCGGCCCTCCCTTCTTGCGGACCACGCGACCGTATCGCTCCAGTGCATCGGCATGGGCCAGCTTGGCCAATGCCTCGCTGCGAAGGCGGGAGACATTGAAGGCGATATCGGCAGCAGACAGCTCTTCGAGCCTCACATAGACAGGCTCTTCATTTTTTCCCGCGGTACGCACTTTCGGGTAACGCCACTGCAGGTCTGGAAACAGCGCATGCTGACGTGATCCCTCATCGTCGTCGTCGTTCGCCTTGCCGCCGTCCTCGAAAAGATCGCGCAACACTGAGCGGGCAATCTGGCGCAGCTCCAGATGGCAACCCAGCTGCACAAGCATCGGCGCTACTTTCTTCGGATCAAGTTCAAGCATCGCCTCGGTCGCAACCCAGCTCGGGCTGATGCTAGTCTCGCTGCGGCGTTGGTCGATGATGCGGACGATAATGTTGATCAGTACTTGCGCCTCAGGTGCCATCGGTTGCTCCTATTCGTTTGAGCCACGCAGCGACGCGCGGCGCGAGGGTGTGAACATCGTCCAGCATGTCGGGCGTCATGGTTTCGAGAATGTCTTCCGGATGGCGGTGCAGCAGCCCATCGTCGCGGGCGAAATCCATCAGCCGACCCCATAACCACAGCGCTTCCTTGGCGACTGGCGTGATCTTCGGCGGCTCGGTGGCGCGGATGATGCCGTTGGTGGTCGGCATCTGCGTCTGATCGGTCAGCGCAGCCTCGAATTGCTTCTCGGGAATCGCCGCCAGCTTTTGCCAGTTGGCGGACTGCTTGTGGGTGATGCCGTTGGCTTTCAAAGAACTGCTGCCCTCGGGGTAGCGGTTCTTTTTGCTGGGCTGGCCGCCCTTCGCCTTCGGCAGCTTGCGCAGCAACTCGCCAGCTTTGCGCTCGGCGCGCAGGCGTATCTCGCAGGCCTGTCGCTCAGCCTCGGTGTTGTGCGCCTGGCGCGAATAGTGCTCTAGCGCCACCGCCCTGTCGCGGATCGCTTTGACTTCATCGACCTTGTAAGCGGCACCGATTGCGCGGCACATCGCATCGTATTTCGCCAACTGCGTCATGCTCGCCCCTCCCACGAAATGCGCGAGAGCAGCGTCGGCCCTCGATGGCGGCGATCCCAGACGATCCAGCAGAAGGCCATCGCGCTCACGGCGCGGCGGCCCTTCCAGCCAGCCCGATGCATCATCGGCAGGCGCTGGCGGAAGACGTAGACTCGCGCGGGCGGCTGCTCATCGAGACAGAACATCCGTGCTCGGCCAGCTGCGTGGCAGGGATGGCCAGCCTCAAGGAAGCCGAGCCGCATCAGCATAGCGACGTAAGGGCTCAGCTCGATGGCATGCGCGGCGAAGCGCGCTGCGATCTGGAATGGCGGATTCGTCACGATGCCGCGCGTCAGCTTCGGCATGCGCTCGCTGATCAGGAAGTCGCGGCCTCGCGCGATGTCGCTGGTCGCTACGCGATGGCCAGCTCGGCGCAGCACGCGGCTGATCGCACCGTTGCCGTCTGCGGGCTCCCAGATGCGGCGCGGCAATTTCTCGACGCTCAGCAGGGCATAAACGGCAACCGATGGGGTCTCATAGAGATCGCGCCCGCGCACAGCGCGCGGATGCGCCTTCGATTGCGTCGAGAGCGCCACCATCAGTGCACCTCGAACCTCGAGCGCAAGATTCCGGCTTGCTTCAGGGTGGCGACGGCATCATCGAGCGAGCTGGTGACGAGCACCGCGAAGCCACAGGCGACGAGATGCGCCAGCACTTCACTCTGATCTTCCGACACGCGCCCCGTCTTGAAGCGCTTCAGCTCCAGCCAGAACACGTGCGCGTTGGGGCCGACGAAAATAAAATCCGGCCAGCCTGGCATCGCGCCCATGCGCTGCAGTCGCTGACCGCTCAGCGAGTATCGCCTGCCGGTGCGTGGATCAACGCGATGCTCGCGCGCTTCGCCGATCGGCAAGTGCGTGAACTTCCAATGCGGGTTAATCCAGCGCTTGCAGATGTCAGCGAGCGTAGCGTGCGTTGCGAACTCCAGCGGCGGCGGCGGCGCGATGCCTCGTTGCCTCTTGCCCTTGAACAGCGATAGTTGGCGCATGGCGGCTCCCTCCGCGCTTCATCAAGCGGCCTGTTCGTTGTTGTTTTCCGTTGTGCCGTAGAAGCCCCAGAGCGAGATCGGCGCAAAGTAGCCTTCGTCCGCGAGCGCGGCGCGCATACAAAAATAATATTTGCTCGGGAAGAGTCCGCGATACCTGCGCCAATTGCAGACAGCGGCGCACGTCTGGCCGGTGATGCGACCGACAGCCACAGGGCCGCCGAGCGCATCGACAACATCGTTGAATGACCAGAGTGGTTGTAGAGGCCGCGTCATGATGGCGGCATGCTGGGCTTCAAATTATATTTCAGTCAAATGCGCGAGCCGGTCTTCATTGGCCGCACGCGAGCGCAAGGCTGAGGCCAGATAAGTTCAGCTAGGTCCACATCAGCTCAGGTCGCCGCAAACTATTTTTTTGTATGCGAAAAGTGACAGCGCCGCGCTCGAAAAGAATCGCGGCTGCCTCTTGACGCAACAAATTTTTCTGCGCGAAATCACAATGCGCTGAACCTCGCTGCACGTAGATACGGGACGCCGCAGCAGGTGGGAGGACAAAAACTATAATCCAATCGCAGAGCAACAGCCTGCGGCGCACAACACGGAAGCCATCCGGCTTATAGCGTACCTCAACCTGCACTTGCGGGGAGGCGTCCCTATGTCTGAGTTCGACTACCAGATCGGCCGCTTCACTGGCACCAGCGCCAATGTGGTGATGCATGGCAGCGAAGCCGACTGGATCAAGCATTATCGCATGAGGGCCGCGCTCGATTCGCCTGATCCGCCGAACTGGGCGATGCGAGCTGGCGCTCATATGGAAGCCCTCGTGCTTGACTGGCTCGAAGAACATAGCAGCCCGATCACGCGGCGCGGCGAAGTGGTTTACCATCCCGAGATCGCGGACGTATGCGCCAAGCTGGACGGCTATCGCGCCGCCGATGACGCCATCATCGAGGTGAAGTTTCTGTCGCCGCAGCGGCACAGGGACGAGTATCTCCCCGCATACTATCCGCAGACCATGCTGCAGCGGCTCTGCACCGGGGCCAGCAAAGTCGTGCTGGTTGTCGCACAGGGCACCAACGAGCCTATCGACTTCGAGATGGCACATGACGCCGATTACGCCGTCGAGCTGATGCGGCGCGCGGGCATCTTCCTGAACTGCTTACGCACCCTGACGCCGCCTTATCCGATCCCGCCAGCGCCGCCGCCGCCCGAGCGCTGGCGCACGCTCGATATCATCGCCGAGCCGACCAACTGGAGCAGCGAGCTGCTGCTCTAACTTGCCGAATATGACAGCACGGCCGCCGCCGCCAAGCTGCACGATGAGATGGGCAAGGCCGCCCGCGATCTCGTCCCCGATGATGTCGGCAAGGTCTTCGCTGGCGACTTCCAGATCACCCGCAGCCGCAAAGGCGTGCTGTCGATCACGAGGAGAGCCGCATGAACAATCAGCTGCAAGCCACGAGGGACTATCACAGCGTGATCGAACGCGCCGCGATGGACCCGAATTTCGACGTGGACAAGCTGGAGCGCTTGGTCGCGATGCAGGAGGCCAGCCAGCAGCGAAGTGCCGATCAGCTGTTCAACGAGGCGCTGTCGAAGGCCGAAGCCGAGATGAGCGTGATCTCGACCAACGCCAACAATCAGCAAACCAAGTCGCGCTATGCCACCTTCGCGCGGCTCGATGGCGAAATTCGTCCGATCTATACCGGCCACGGCTTTGGCATCCAGTTCAACACCGAGCCGATGGGCGAGCCGAACGTGATCCGGGTCGTCGGGATGCTGTCGAACGGGATGGCCCAGCGCCGCTTCCAGGTAGACATGCCCATCGTCACGCAGGGCATTCGCGGGCAGGACATGATGACCCGCACGCACGCGACGATGTCCGCGATCTCCTACGGCAAGCGTGCACTGGAGATCATGATGTTCAATCTTGCCATCGGCGATGACGACGACGGCAACCGCGCTGGCGGCTCTTATCGCCCGCCAGCGCCAGCGCCAGCGCCGCGCTCGATGGATGAGCTGACCGATCCGCACACTGGCGAGGTCGTGGACCACGTCGATCCCTTCAGGCTGGAAATGCACGAGGGCCAGACGTGGGCCGCCTTCATCGAGCCGCTGCAGCGCTATCTCAAACACTGCAGGAGCATCGCCGAGTGGGACGAGTGGCGGCTGCTGAATCAGGACTTGCTGCTGAAGCTGAAGGAGACGAAGCCGCAGCTATTCCGCCTGTTCGAAAAGAACATCGAAGCCAAGCATGAGGAGCTGACAAAATGAGGTGGGTGCTGACGCCTGTTGGCCTTGAACCGTTCGACGCCGCAGCGCGGGAGTTTCATCGAAGCCAGACCAGCGGCGAGCCGATCACCACGCAGGTGATCGAGATCGAGGCTCTCCATGACCGGGACATGATCGAGCACCGCCGCATCATGGCCACCATCAACGATCTGGCCAAGGCGCTGCGCACCACACCAGAGCGAGTGCGCGCCGAGCTGCTGGTCGCGACCGGCAATTTCCAACTGCTCGGCGAGCTGCTGGGCCGCGAGGTGGTCGCCATCAATTCGATGTCGCGCAGGAACATGAAGGATCACGAACTGCACGAGTTCTGGGATGAGGCGAAGGAAGTGATCAACACGAAACTGCTCGCACGAATTGCCGACCCTGCCGAGAAGGATCGCTTGGCGGCAATGCTATCGCTGCAGCCTGCGTGACCGTATCACGCGCGGCTGCGGTTGGTCCGAAGGCTCGCCGTCCTAACACTGCGCCCCAGCCCTGAGAGGGCGGCGGGCCGAAGGATCGAAAACCAAAACCCAACGGAGGAGACCTCGATGACGGAGATGAATGGCGTCCAGCATGATCCCAGCGAAGAGACCGCCGAGCTGATGCTGCGCGACCTGGAGCGGCTGGCGGCACGCGCCGATGAGCCGTCGATCCGCGTGCAGGAGCTGGTCAAGGCAAAGATACAGCCCTTCGATCAGCAATCGCACGATCAGATGATCAAGTCCGTCGATCAGCTGGCCACCGATTGGGTCAGCCAGCTTGAACATTCCCGGCAAAACAACAAGGCGGTCGAACAGCTCGTGCTCGAACGCGCGGCCAAACTCAGGCATGACATCACCGTCCTGCATGTGCTCGGCGCTGCGGCGCGGGCTGAAGCTGCGCGCGGCGACGAGGTCAATTCCAAATTGGCGCAAGAGATCGACAAGCTGGGCGAGGATCGCGCGGCATGAGGCGCGGCAGCACGATCAAGAAGAAGATGAGCGTCTGGCACTGCCTTGAGCGGCTGGCCGCCGAAAGGAATCCGCGCCTGATCGCGCTGATCGAGATCAAGGACGCGCAGCAGCTACTGAAGCTGCGCGCAGCCCTGCAGGCCTTGGCGGCCGGCAAGGCCAGCAAAGCGCAAATCGCCAACGCCAAACGGCTGCTGGCGCAACCATGAGAGGTCGAGTCCATGAGGCGGAAGATTGTCGCCGCGCTCGATGACCACGACTATGAGCAGCTGGAGCTGCTCGCGACGCTGAGCAGGATCAAGCGGCCCGAGCTGCTGCGCCGGATCATCAGGGCGTATCTCGACAAGGGCAACGCCAACCTCGCCACGGAGCGGGCCAAATGACCGAAGAGCCGCGCAAGCTGAGCCGCCACGAGACCCACGACCTCTCGATGATCATCAAGGACCGCACCAAGGTGCTGCGGGCGCATGCCGAGGAGCAGGCGGCGGCCTGCATGGCCGATTTCGAGCGGCAGATGGCGACGGTCTACACCTTCGATCAGGACGAAGTCTGGCAAAAGGCGACGCAGGAAGCGCAGCGCGTGGTGCAGGAATCGCAGGCCACCATCGCCAAGCGATGCAAGGCGCTCGGCATCCCGCCGACATTCGCGCCGTCGATCAGCGCGAGCTGGCAGGGGCGCGGCGAGAATATGCTGTCAAGCCGTCGCGCCGAGCTGCGCCGCGTGGCCAAGTCATCCATCGACGCGATGACCAAGGCGGCGATCACCAAGATTGAGAAGCAAGCGCTCGATCTGCGCACGCAGGTGATCGGCATGGGCCTGCTGTCGGCCGATGCGAAGATGTTCTTGGAGAGCCTTGCGCCCATCGAGGAATCGATGCGGCAGCTCGACTTCGGCGAGATCGAAAAGAAGCTGGAAAACGAGCAGCAGCTGCGCCTGGCGGATCGCAGACGGCTCTATGGCGGTGAGTGAAATCAGGGCTGGGACATAACCAAGGAAGGGAGAACCAGAATGACTGGAGATATTGCTAAACTCCACTCAACCCTGCCGACGACTGCTGCAGGTTGGGTCGCCCGCGCGAAGCAGCAGGCGCAACCAAAGCTGTACCATCAGCTCCTGCCGGTTTTCAGGAAGCTGGCGCTGGAGAACGAAAAGTTTCTTGCGCTGATCTCAGCAGGCGATGATGAGGACTCGGTCGAAGGCCGCTGCAAGTTTGACGACTTCGAGGCATCTCGCCTGTTGCGAGATGCTGTCGCAGACCAGCCCGAGATCGCATCGCGGAACATGGAGGAATATCTCAAGGCGTTCCGCAAGCTGCAGCGTGATCATCACTGCACTCGAAACGAATTGAGCGAAGAGCGCCGCCGCCTCCGCGACGAGCGGGATCAGGTACGGGCCCAAGCCGCCGAGTGACAGCAAAAGGGGCCGGGGTGATCTATACCCCGGCCAACCTTCCAGAGGGCAAATGAGCAATTCCGAGAGAGTAGTCCCGCTGCCGATCCGCGCCAAACTGATCTGCTCTGCATGTGGTGCTCCCGGCGAAGGCAGCTGCCGATGCGGGGCACCTTACGTATCGCCGGGAGACCGAGCAGAGGAAGCGGTCAAGGCTCACCCGGAAAAATCCGACCGCGCCATCGCCGCTGATCTCGGCGTCGGCACCATGACGGTCAGCAGAGCGCGTAAGAGAGCAACTGTACCAGATGGGACAGTTGGAAAGCGCACCGGCAAGGACGGCAAGGCGCGCAAAACGCCGACGAGTAAGCGGTATCACGCGCCGAAGCGGCACTATGCCGAGCCGGTCGTAATCGCGCTCGCCGATCAAGACAAGACCAGCGCCGAGATCGCCAAGCAAACCGGGATCGGCAAGCGGCAGGTGCGTCATATCATTGAGCGCGAGCAGGTGCGCCGCGAGGCGAAGGCCGAAGCGGCTGATCCCAGCGCGCTGGCAGAGCAGAAAAGGCTTGCCAGTCTCTCGCGCCAGCTGGAGGCAGACTTTGAGTGCCGCGTCACGGAGCGGTATCAGCAGCTGCTCGAAAATATCTGGCCGCGCCTGAAGGAGCGCGAGGCACTGGCTGATCGCGTCATCGTTTCTCGCAAGGGTCTGATGGATCGCCGCACCTACGTCAAGATTCTTGCGCGGCTGCATCCCGACATGGGCGGCAATGCCGAGCTGTTCGATATGTTCAAGCGCCTCGAAACGCTGCTGCTCAATGAGCAGGAGTGCCCCACCGAGCGAGTCGGGTTGCCGCGCACGGCTGCAGAGTGGGAAGAGCGCATGCGCAGCAAGATGCAGCCGTGACCGGCAACCATATGTGGATCACTGAAATGGAGGAAACCATGAGCGAGCAGAGCACCACCGCCACGCCATTGTCGGCACTCGCTGAGCGCGCCACCGCCAGCGGTGCATGGTGGAAGGAAGAAGCACTGGAGCAGCGCAACGAGCTGGAGCTGCCGACCCGCGTGCTGCACGTGCTCGATAACGCTGGCATCACGACCATCGAGCAGCTGAAGGCGGTGGGGCCGCACCGGCTGCGCAAGCTGGATGGCATCGGCAAGCTGGGATTTGAGCAGATCATCACGCTGTTGCGAGCGCTCGACCGGCAGAGCAATGGCGGTGAGCGATGAGGCGCGAGCTGAACCAGCGCATCCGGCATCTTGAGCTGCCGGATCGGATGCGGCATTTGCCGGTCAACGATCAGGGATTCCCGGTGCCGTACTTCGTGCCCTACGTCAACGGCGAGCCCGAGTTTCGCGGCTTCGATGGCGAGAAGATGGTGATCTGCGTGTGGCACAAGCGCTGCTGGCTTTGCGGCGAGCCGCTCGGCAAGTTCATGTGCTTCGTGATCGGCCCGATGTGCGCCGTCAATCGCGTCAGCGCCGAGCCGCCGAGCCATCGGGGCTGCGCGCTCTACGCGGTGCGGGCCTGTCCATTCCTGACGCAGCCGAAGATGCGCCGCAACGAGAAGGACGTGCCCGAGCATCTTGAACCTGCTGGCCTGATGCTGCGCAGGAATCCGGGCGTGACGCTGATCTGGACGACGCTGCGCTACACGATCTGCAGGGATGGCCACGGTGGCGCGCTGTTCAATGTCGGCGATCCCGAGCGCGTCGAGTTCGTCGCCGAGGGCCGCGCCGCGACCCGCGCCGAGGTGATCGCCAGCATCGATAGCGGCCTGCCGGTCCTGCGCGAGATGGCCGAGCGCGACGGGCCTGATGCCGTCGCCGAGCTGCAGACGATGTACGACAAGGCAATGGAGCTGGTGCCTGCATAAGCTGATGAGTCTTTTGCAGTGAAGGAGGAAAGCAGTCGCCTGGGGCACGTAGAGAGCGCAGAGGGAAAGGAGCGCGAGGTGCTGGAAATGGACGACGTAAAGAAGGGAGCGCGGCGGATGCTCACGATGGATCAGGTGCTGGAGCTGGTGCCGGTCGGCAAGTCAACGCTGAAGCGCATGGTCAAGAACGAGGAGTTTCCAAGTGCGCATTACATCAGCCCGAAAAAACTGGTCTGGTATGAAGATGAGATCGAGCTATGGCAGGGAAGCCTGCCAGCCGAGAGCCGCCGCAAGCGGGCCGAGCGGAGGGCCAAAGCTGGCCAGGGGGGCTAACTAGTACCCACTTTTCTTGGAACGTGAGTCGCGATTCAAGATATGGATGATCCCCGAAGCAAGAGAAGTCCACCTTTCGCGGAGAGACCGCAAGGTTCTTGAGGCGTGCTGTCGCTCGCCGGTGACGCTGCAGCGCGATTTGAAGCGGGCGCGGATAGTTCTGTTGGCGGCGGACGGGCGCAGCACCCGCTCGATCGCCAAAGAAGTCGGAGTCCAGCCGCGGATTGTCAGCCTTTGGCGACACCGCTATGCCGATCATGGCCTTGAAGGACTGCACGACAAGCCGCGGCCCGGCAAGCAGCCGATCTATACGAAGGCCACCGACAAGCGGATTCTGAAGCTGCTGCATAAGCCGCCACCGCAGGGGTTTGCGCGCTGGACTGGCCCGCTGCTGGCCGAGGCGCTGGGCGATGTTGATGTCCAATATGTCTGGCGGTTCCTGCGTAGCCACAAGATTGACCTTGCGGCTCGCAAGTCCTGGTGCAAGAGCAACGACCCGAACTTTACGGCCAAAGCCGCCGATGTTGTTGGCCTCTACGTCGCCCCGCCCGCGAAGGCCATTGTGCTATGCGTGGACGAGAAGCCCTCGATCCAAGCTTTAGAGCGAGCGCAGGGTTATCTGAAGTTGCCCAATGGCCGCGCCTTGACCGGCCAGAGCCACGATTACAAGCGGCATGGCACTACGACATTGTTTGCGGCGCTCGAAGTCGCCACCGGAAAGATCATCGCGGCTCATTCAAAACGCAGCTTCAGGAACACATCGATGCCTACGTCAACGCGGACAACGACAAAGCCGAGCCCTTCGTCTGGACCAAGAAAAAGGTTCGTCAACGCCCCTTCAAAGGCCGCCGTATCACTCAGCTCTGATTCCGGCTACTAG